TTTAATCACATGGGGAGCCTTACCCAAATGCTCGACAAACTCATCGTATAGATTATTTTTAATCATCCTACTCATTAACTCTTGTATCTCATCCCAAGACATTTTAATAATATCTTCTTTATTGGTGTGGAATAACTTATTCATATTATTACTTTCAATTTATCTCCATGTATCGCTTGGTAATTTAACCAGATGGTAATGGGAGATTCTACCACTCTTTTCCCTTACCTCTAACCAGGGTGATTCACCACCGCTCCTACCATACAATTCATATTTCGTTATCTTATCTATTATTAATTTTTTTGTACTCTCATCAATAAACCGATTCTCATTGATGATTTGCAATTCACTCCAACAACCCATATCATCACTCATTACAATACGATAACCCACAATCTCTATTTGATTAGTTGGATATATTGTTTGTCCTTTTAACACTCCTGTACTTAATAAATACATCAACAACCCTATCCACACCACTATTGATGTCCACTTGGGCAGTAAATCCAAAATCATCGGTATAATCTTTCTTCTTCGTATCGTTATAATCCTATCACTTGGAAACAACGCCCAATACTTTTCCTCTATGTAAGATTTACCATCTTTCTTAACTATTTTTTCACTTATCATTCTATTCTTCATTTAATTTTCCTGAAATTCATTTCATAACCCTATTGTTTAATTCTATTCTATGGAGTTTCACTATATGGCCAATGGATATTCTCAACCTTTTTCATCTCTATCTTCTCTTCTTCTATTTGTTGTGGCCTCTTATGTGAGGTTTCCTCTATAACTTTATTCTTTTTAAACCACACATTCACAATAGGTTTAATATTATCTTCTATTGTACTTAATATGACTTTGTTTGTTATTTTTAATAAATCTAATAACATAAAAACCCTTCCAAGAATACCGAACTTACTTCGTGTTTTTCGGGGGAATCTTTGATTTCACCGAAGTGACACGCGTATTTGCCGGCGTCTTTACTTTGTTTAACTCGTCATTAATATATATACTACTTATCACTTTTCTTTCTATTATATTCTTTCGTGGTCAACTCGGCGTTTTCTAACGTTGTTTTTCCACCCAATGTCTTTGGTTCAATATGGTCGAGTTCACACTTTGCTGAGTAAGCCTCTGATAACAACACCTCTTTAAAAACTGGCGTATTTGCTAACAAAGTTCCTTCATCATTGTTTGACCTAATCTTAACATACCACTTATCATTTTTCTCAAATTTGTGATTATTGATATATTGTTTTCTATGTAGGTAAGTAAATTTTTCTTCATTACGTGGTGTTATAATTTTATCTTCCTCTAATTTAGGTATGATATCCTCATTGATAATACTCTCTAACTTTTCAACTTGTTCCAAATAAGTTGCCATACCACTCATCATACCAGAGAATGACAATGGTTGATTTTTTCTCTGATGAACTATTGTGTCGTCATTCCACTTAGTAATCCATATCTCATATAACTCTTTTACGAATTCATCATAATCCTCTATGTTGTATTTCGTATGTAAAGTGTTAAGTAGAATTGTTAAGAAGTATAAAAATGATTTTTCAAGTTTTTTTGTTATATTATCATAGTCTATTATTGAATCAAAAATCTTTTTAAGTTCACCCACCATATAGTTGAATTTACCCTTTGACCAAGTATTATTTCTATACATAGTATCAAGGTTATCATCTTTATTACCGCCTTCACTTTTACCAAACGTACCACCTTTTGTGACATATAACATAATGGTTGCAACCATCTCATCATCTTGCATTCTTTCTACATTAATACCCTTAACTTTTCCCCATACGTGAGATAGTTTTTCTGATGTTTTTCTAACCAAATCTGAAACAACACCATAGATACCTGTTCGTTGTTCTTGTCTATTTGGTGCTTTACCATAAGCAACTCTACAATATAAATCGTGCATCGTTTCTCTATCTACACTCTTGATAACACAATAATTTATGTGTTTATTTTCCCTATTCTTTTTCTTGTCATTCCAAAATAAATGGGTACTATCGTGTCTATTACCACCCTCAAGAGTTATGAAATCATATCCATCATCTTTGTAATGTTTAAAATACTGATAATCCTCTTCTTTTCCTTTTTCATCACAATACACCATACAACTATCAATATCAATATAAATCAATGGATTTATATTAGCACCCTTCAAGATAGACGAAAACCATCTCTTGATATCTAACATCTCCCAACAACTTCTACGATTGAATTTCTTACAACGAACAACCTTATCTTCAGGAAACATTTTATGAAAAATGTCTACTGTACATTGTAATATTTTAGGTAATCTCATGCTGAACCCTCTGTTCCTTTCGGTGTTTTTAACATTACATCTTTGAAATAAATTTCACTTGCCTTTTTTACTATCTCGTCAAATTCATTTGATGTTAGAATTTGTGGCTTACCTTGAGCCGACTTTAAATTATAATGGTCTAATATCATATCAATGATAACAGAATCTATTTTACTTTTCATAACATTTCCTATAATAAAACTTTTGTGGTGAGGAAAACAATGAAGAGAAAAATAATGAATAAAAAAACCTCACCACATTTAAAACTTTGGTATCAAGGGAGACTACTACTTGGGCTATATTTCAGACCTATTGTCCCTACGGCTTATTTCCGTATTATCCAGACTTCATCTCCGCCATCAACCTTTAAATCTTTGAGTAGTGGGGAAGTCCTCACTCCCCCGCGTTTGATATTATCTCTCTAAGGTTCGTGGTGTTTATCCACTACTCTAAATCTTTTGAGTGGCTTACTCCACAGGTCAACGATAAACATTTACGAGACCGCTAAATCTCTTCATCCTTTAATTAGGAATTGACGGGTTATATGATGTCGAACTCGAAACACTATTAGTGCCCTTTCGGTTAATCTGTTCGAAAGTCGTCACTTTCCATCACAGGGAGTTACCCATTATTACTTCTGCTTTCTCACCACTCAAATTTTCAAATAACTTGGCCTCGGTTCCAAATAAGTAGTCACCGAAAACCCACTATCTTTTCTAATTATCGTTGAAAAGACAAAACCACGATTAAATCATCAAATCTTATATCCTAATATACAACTAAAAACCAATACAAGTCAAGCCTTTTTTTCACTTTTTTTCACTTTTTTTAAGTTTTTATAAATCTTATCATCCATCTTATCTTCATCTAACCAATCTAATGTTAAAAATCCACCACTTGTATATTCATCTAATTCTATTTTTTCTGTATTTCTATACTTCATTACCCATATTTCCTAAATAACTTTGTTTCAATTAATTCACCGTCTTCATCCATATCCTCTATAGCTTGTTCATAGGTTTCATACACATCACCGTATCGGTCTTCCCCAACCACCTCTATAGTGTCACATTCATCTGAAACTAATATATAACTCATATATTTCCTTTATTTTTCATATCTAAGTATACGAATAAAAGCTAATACAAGTCAAGCCTTTTTTTCACTTTTTTAAGACATCTCCCAACATTCTTTTACTATATTCTCTAATCTTTCACTTCCTTGTTCTAATGGAAAACTTCCATTCTTAACCTCATACATAACTGATATTGCATCTTGTATTCTATCGTCATGTCGTCCCATCAAACCCTTAAAGTCATTTTTGAAAAAATTATCAAAATCACCTATCTGTAATGAGTTCATTGTAGGGCCTTCACCGAGTCGAGTTGACAAATTCCACATAGAATACCAATTTCTCCATAACTCATAATGATTAAATGAAAGATATGAACCATATACTAAATCATCATTGTGTTTCAATAACTTACGATATAAATCTTCTAATGGTTTGAATTGTTCTACTGAAAAATCATTGTTATTGAAGGCCTGTAACACTTTTGGTATTAATGCCTTTATTCCATCAAATGCAGTACACAAACCACGAGAATATAACGGGTCTATGAATCCATACGAATGTGGAAGAATACTCCACCTATTGCCAGTACAAGATTTTGATGAGAATTGTATTCTTGGCTCAGTCACCCAAGGCCTAACTACTTTTGCATTCTTAAATTGTTCCCTAACATCAGGTAATGATTTGATTAAATCAATAACCTTATTTGGATAGTTTCTACGAAATGGAACTTTACTACATTGAAATCCTACACTTACAATCGGATTTGTAGACTCTGGTGTATTATTAAATGGAATCACCCATAACCAACCACCCTCAACTATGTGATGCAGTGTTCCGTGATGAAATTTAGTCTTGAACTCAGATTCAATGACATTATCAAAAGGTTCAACATCTATCATATGAGTATAACAAGTAGATGAATTAGTTTTTACTTTGGGTATTGTATCTCTTAAATCGAATATCTTCGCTAATGGTGAGTTACTCCCTACTGCATCTATTATGTATTGACATCTTATTTCTGAACCATCACTTAGTGTAACTCGAACTTCTTCATCTGATTTCACATCAGTTACTTTTGTGTTAAATAAAAATTTAGAACCATATTTGATTGCGGCATTTACAACGTAAGAATCTACGTCTTGTCGATATAGATGCATTTCAGAACGACTTGGGTTGACGTGTTGAAACATTTCTTTTGGATTTGATTTTTTACCCTCTTCATGATAAACATAACCAAAATTTTCTTTGACTCCGACACGACTTGCCAAATCCTTGAATATTTTATCAGTTGATAATAAATCCACATTATAATACTTTACCAAACCATTCCAAACTGCAGTGAGATAGGGTATCATTGATTCACCTACAGAAAACTTTGGATGTGGTGTACTATCCACGACCAACACCCTTAGTCCTTGTTTTGATAGTATTGCAGAAAGAAATGAACCTATTAATCCACTTCCAACTATTATAACATCTATGTTGTTAGGTATATTATCTGAATCTTGATAACTATATGTCGAATAATCTTCAAACATTTTTATTTAATAACCATATTTTAGAATTTTACGTATTGAACATATCCCACACGTGTTTGACGAATAACCCTACGAAACCTGTGCCTATAACACCTCTCCACTTAGACGTTGATTGTCTGAATTGTGTATTGAGTTTAGTTTCTGCCCATAATCCCTCGTGAGGATTGAATAAATTTTCTTTAATGAATTTGATATCTGTTGTGAGGTTGTCTATCTTGGTGTGAATGATGTCAAATTCTTTTCTGTCTGCTTCGTTCAACGAAAGTCTCCGATTTGTTATTATATACAGATATAAATATAGTATATATTACAAAGTGTTATGCTTTTCCCACAGGTTTAGGTTTTTTTCTAAACTTTCTTGGTGTTGGTTTAGAAGGCTTGTAATTTTTCTCTAATCTGAAAATTTCTTCTTTTAAAATTTGACGAGTCGTACGTAGTCTTTGTATTTCGTCCTCAAACGTATTAAACTTTTTATTAACATATATTAGATATGCAATAGATGATGTAGTTACACCTATTGCAAATCCAATAAACATGATTAGTGAGTCACTCATTTAAATTTCCTATCTACTACTGCTATCAAACTAATTACACACAAACTAAATATACAAGTTAATAATAATTCCATATTGATTCCTTTCTAAAAATCATCTAATGATGTTGGTTCCTCTCTCCACCATTCTATATTGCCTACGGATTTTTGAGGTCTAACATACTCTTTCACTATGAATAATTTATTAAAACTCTCGTGGGTTAAATTCTTTCGTAACCTAAAATAAGTATGAGCTTCCTCATACACATTTGTCTTCAAATCCACAGTATCTACTACTTCTTCATTACAAAAAAGTTGCCACATTCCCATAAGCTTTCTCCTTATTGTTTTTAATCTAATACAATGTAAAAATCCAAATTACCATTAGACCAATTAGCAGTTAATTTCATAGTGTCTCCCACCATAGTTTGTACAGGTGCTATCATGTTATTTAACTCACCTCTACTATTACTGTAACTTGTCTGGTTGGTTGTTGGAACTTCTTCTCCATTAAAACCAGTTACATATACCGTATCATACGATACATAATTTAAATTTGTGTCTAATCCTCTCTTCACAATATATCCAAGAGTATCTCCAATATACCAATATAGATTACTCTCCCAATCAATCCAAAAATTTTCTAATCCAAATTCCTTTTGTCTAATTGTGCCTGATATTCGATGTAGAGTTTGCCATTTATTCGGATTTAATTTTAAGTGATAATACCCATTGTCATCTTCGGGTAGTCTCATATCAAACGTAAGAGTTGCCTCTTGTTCATACTCTACATAGGTATCTTCACAACCTATTAGAAATAATACACTAATTCCTATTAGGATGTTTTTTATTGATTTGATTGTTTTCATCTTTTTTGTTGACAATATTAACCTTACTTTCTTTATGTAATTTACTTTTTCGTTTATTTCGTGTTTGTTCGAGTGAGGTTTCATCTTCAATATCATCCCATTCTTCCCAATTACGAATGTTTTTACCCATTTTGTACTCCTAAATTACGAATAATTTTTATCAATGTCAAGCCTTTTTTATTTTTAATTTTTCCACTACATCTAAAAACTCTGTAATAGAGTAGTTTTTACCCACATCATCCATTATGATGAAGTTTTCTAATGATTCTGGTTTATTGTGAATCATATTGTGTAGTGCGATAAATCCTTGTGCTGGATAAAATGTACCTAAACTCTCCTCACCCAATTGATTTGAGTCAAACATTAAATTTGCCTTATCTTCATTTTTTCCTATTATGAAATAAGTCATACTTTTATCAATCCCTTTTCATAAGTTTTTAATGAACTGATATGGACTTTAAATATATCAAGTATCGAATCACCAGACTCTCCACTATCTTCTAATATATCGGACAAATTTACAATTATTTGAAAATTATTAGCATCTAACCTTGATGCATCAAACTCAACGATAATATTATTATTTTTTTCATTGTCGTATGGTTTAATCCTATCAGATAAATCAAACTTAGTATTTTTTTGTTCTTCTCTTATATACTCGTCATAACCACAATCAACATACAATGTAGAACACCAAGGCTCTAATTCTCTCAACATAACGTTGTCACAATTTTTAACCACAAATCCTACATCATATTTAGGTGGTATGATTGGAAACATCATATCATCATGTTTCACCATATGCCCCCACTTACGAATAAAGTTTCTCGTACTACGAAGATTCTGTTCTAACCACTCACTTGATTCTCTTCCTTTCATAAACACTTGACCTGCTGGGTTTCTCATGGCTCCATCTTTGAATCTTGAACCTCTACAAGTCATATGATATACAAAACCCTTCCAAGTCTGAATCAACTCATAACCATTCAATACGAATCGATTGAATATGTCAGAGTCCTCTTTGGATTGTGGAGCGTATAACGGATCATGTCCACCTATCCTTTGAAAATCCTCTTTCATTATTGCCCACGGAGCAAATATACCAAATGTTGGTTTTGCACCTGTATCTGTAGTGTTTAGATACTCAAGTAGTTCATCTTCTTGAAACTCTTCAGGTTCTATTCCAAAATCTTGTAATATCTTTTCAGGCCCATCAGGATGTAGTGGTGGTTCTATTCTTGTAAGTGATACAACTCTGCCTGGTTTTAAATACTTATCAATTTCTTTATCAGCATCAGGACACAAATACATATCTGCGTGAAATATCATAACTCTATCGTGTGTTGCATAATCATTAATCAATGTATCATATAATATTGTATGTCCCAATCGTTTAGGGCCGTGATTTCTATGAAACTGAATATTCTTATCTCGTTTCATTTGAACCAATACCCACTCCATAGTTCCATCATCAGAGAAATCATCTGCAATACATATCTCATGTTCTATTAGAGAGTTTTTACGAATACTCTCATATGCCTGTTTTAAGTATTTTAAATTATTCCTACTTGGAATAATAAAACTAATTGGTTTCATTTAACCATTCCTTGATATAATCATCTAAATTAATAGTTGGACTCCATCCTAACATTTCATGTGCCTTTGTATCCTCACATAGTGTTTTATCATATTCACCTTTTCTTGGTGGTACAAATTCAGTTGGATAATCTTTACCAAAATAACTTGCAAGTTCCACTATAGAGTGATTTGTACCTCTTCCTAATTCAAATTCCTCTCCTCTTAAATCTTTATAATCTTTTAAACGAACAAGACAATCCACAATATCATCAACATGAGTAAAATCTCTTCTTTGTTCACCATTACCCGTAATCGTCAATGATTCACCATTACTATATTGTTCTTGAAATATACCAACAACTGTACAATATGGCCCATCTACTAATTGATGTGGCCCATACACATTATAAAATCTACATATTGAAGTTGGTAAATCATACACACTACTATATAGTTTACATAACTCTTCACCACTAAACTTTGACCAAGCGTAAGGACTACCATATAACCCATGATGTTTAGATGATGAACCTGCATATATTACTGGAATATTACCTTGTGTTCTTGCCCAATCCAATACATTTAATGTTGATACAAAATTGTTATTTATATGATGCTGTGGTTCTTGTAATGATGGTTGTATTCTTGCTAATGCAGCTATATGAAATATAACATCTGGTTTAATCCCAATGAACGAATAGTCTCTTACCCGACATAAATCAACTTCAAAATACTGACATCCCTCTTGTTCATTTTCTTTTAATCCACTTGAGTAATTGTCAAGTGATACCACCTGATGTCCATCTTTCAACAACCTTTTTATTATGTTAGTGCCGACAAAACCAGCACCACCTGTAACTAATACATTCATTTATTTATTTCCTTCCAATTTTCTAACCAAGCTTCCTCTGTATAATATGATTTAAAATTCTTTCTTGAAGTTTCACTACACAAATCATAAAACTTCTTAGATTTTTTTAATTTCTTTCCAATTCTTTTTGCCTCATCCAAATCACCAATCTCTACTGAAGTCAATGGATGTAATATATCTTGTGTATCCAATCCTTTGTAACCAATACAAGGTATTCCGTGATATGCACAATTCATACTAAATGTTCCAGCTGCATGTGTTCTCATCAAATGAACACCTATGTTATATTGTGATAAACAATTTATCCATTCTCTCCAAGTCATGTAAGGTAGATATTTTATATCAGGAATCATATCCTCTGATTGTTGTCTTCTACCCATTGATGGAGCGGATATAGGGTGACCTATTTCTCTTGCAACTATATAGGAATCAAATCCACCATACCAACTTACAAAATTACCACCTATCATTGTGTTATCACCCCACTCACTTCTTGGTGCTAACCCTTCAGGTATCATCAAACTTCTCATAACTCTCACATCTTTACAACCTAATCCAAGAAAATAATTTACATCACTTTCATTATGACAATACACCCAATCTGATTGTAATAGTAAGTTCACATAATTAAATTGTACATCAACAGGATAATCTTGAAAATACCAATGTGGGCCTTCTTGCATTATTGCAACTTTGTCACAAAATAATTTCAAACGATTTATATCAACGATACTTGGATTGTTTTTTGGTACAATTGCAATACCTAAATCGAAATGTGTTGTAGGTGATGCATCAAAAGTAAGGAATGGTGCATTTAATGCGACTGACCACGCAATTTCTGTTCTTGCGTTATCAAAGTCTCGTGGTGGTACACCCATCATTATTGATTCTGAGAAAAATGCAACTTTCATTTTATTTTTGATAATGTTTTAGGTTGTGATTCATATTCTGATAATAAGTATAATGTAAAATTTTCTAATACCATATTATTTCTATCAACCTACACCTTTCCATGTTGCACCATTATTTGTATAATGATGTTTTACAACTAAATCTGATTGATATAGTATATTGTTACCTTTATCAATTTGTTCTTGAGCCCAATATCTATCTTCTTTCCCACTTAACCGTTCATCAAAGGGATTTTCTTTAATAAAATCAGTATCAAATATTGAGAATGCATTATGAAAAAAGTATCTATTCTCTGAATTACAAAAATGATTTATTTTATTTTCATCACCAAAGTTAGACCACAAGTATCTTGGTGTAACTTTTTTACCATCCCATATTGGAATCTGTTTTCCCCAAACTGCTACCGTGTAATCATCCCAAGCGATATCAGACCATTTTATTATTTCACAATGAGCTGATATGACTATCGTGACATTGTTTTCACATATACTTATTCCATAGTTTAAAGAACTACCAGGTGAATAATCATTTTTATCAATCTTTAATCTGGTGATATCTAAATAGTCAAACGTATTAACAACTCTTAAAGATTCATCTGTAGATTCATTATCAACGATTACTACTTGTATTTTATCACCTAAGAAATCAACTAAAGATTGTATACAATGTCCTATAAATCTTTCCTCGTTTCTGTTTCTTATTACAACTGAGTATGTCATTTTAATTGTTTTATCCTACCTTGTTCCACAAAATCTTCAATAATCTTAGTCTCTGTATCATAGTCTAATATGGCATAATTTCCATTTTCTCTGACGAGTTGGGTTTTAAAATATTTCTCTCTTTCAGTTCCAATGTATCTACCTATATCAACTGTAAAATAATGTTTACCAAGTTTTGACTTACCTTTTTTGGCCTTAACACTAACATCATCCTTAAAAAAACTATTTCCATATACAAAAACTTCTCCAAACACTTCAAGTGCCGTTAAGATTGTCAAAAATCCTGTACCTGGACTCACAACACCAGTGCTACTTGGATTTAATTTATTACAATGTTCTCTTATAAACTCTGAGACATAACACAACTGATGTCCATTATGACTTTTATGCATAAATCTAAATTTTGTCTTATCTGTTATAAAATGTTGTAGTTGTTTTTCATTATCAAAAAATAAATTGTCTCCCACTTCCTCTCTAACAGTCCACACTTCCCTAAAAGGCCCTAATTTGTTCTTTTGATAGTCCATCCAATCACTTATTCTCATAAGTGGATGACTTTTTTGACTCGGTGGGCCTGAACAACTAGCCCATATATCGGTTTTGGTTCCAACGTGTTTTTCATAACCATCTATCTCAAAATCATTTATTCTGATTACCGTATCAAATGAATCTATTTTTTCACCAAGTTCTCTCTCTAAAACTACAGGTGAGTTTGAAACTATAATTGCTTTCTTACCCATTACTTGAAATTCCTTTTGATTTGTTCCCAACTTTCGAAGCGAATACCTTTATCATCAATATAAGCTACTGCATTGGGTTTAATATATGTTACGTCTTTAATATTTTGTTTTATTCCATGTTTCTCTAACCACTCCCAAACTAATTCGATTCCATTCTTACCATCAATAAGAGGTCTATCAGGATTGGCCTTGCAACTATAGATTATTAAGTCATAACCTAATTCTTCATTTAAATATTTCACACCCTCAATTGCACCTCTAAGTGGTTCATCGTATATTGTACCATCATGAAAACCTTTTGAATTTTTATGTATAACTCCATCAAAATCCAAACCAAGTTGACTCTTTTCGGTATCACTAACCATTTCTAAAAAGTCATCAAGTTCCATCTGATTTTCCATATTTTCTTATAAGTTCTGATTTTATTGTTGGACATGAATTACCCGTTCCGTGAATTAATTGATAGAAAGTTAACTCCGACAATATTTCAACCGTGTGAAAATAATCCCTATCAAAACACACTTCATTTATTTTTTCATCAAGACAATTTGACTTTTGACCTGATATTAGTGCGGTGGATATATTATATCTGTCATTACACCAAGAAAGTGCTGACACCACATTCTTAGAATTACCTGAACCTGATAAACCTATCACCATTGATTTCATATCAGGATAAATGTAGTCTTCTAACCACTTTATGAAAATGTTATCATATTTGTAATCATTTGCTATTGATGTAATGTAACTAACATTATCTAACGAGTAACATTTTTTATCAGTAAGTCTTGTGATATCAGAAGATGCATGAGAACAAACTGGTGAATTACCACCATTACCTATAAAATAGATATTATCTGCCTCATCAAAATCTTTTTGTAATTGTTTAAATTCATCGGTGTCAATTTTTGATTCAAATATTTCCAATAAATTTTCAAACTCAACCATTCTACTCATTTTCTATCCTTTACATCATCACCAACATAGACATGGGCCACATCTTCTCTACTAACCGCCAACCTTATTGCTGGTTTACTCCCTATCGCATGTATTTGATGGGATTTACCTTTCTCTATGAAGACTAAATCTCCTTTTTTAACAATGAATGATTCATCTTCAATATCCCATTTCCAATGGCCATCTACGATATACCACCACTCATTCCAACTTGGATGGTAATGTCTTCTATTACCCTCACCTGGTCTTTGACATATTAACGTCGCACTATTGTTTTCTGTATTGACCAATCTTTTTGCCCAAGATGGTTTATTATTCTTGATAATCTCATCAATGTTTACAACTGAATGGTTTGCATCAAGAAAATCAGGATTTTCAACTCCATCTTTATAAAGTATATCGTGATAATCATCGTGTGTTGTGTCTCTCTCAATTGTTACATCTAAATGTTTTTTAGGATCATAATATTGAGGTTTAGTATGTCGGTTCATATTCAAATGACTATGTACAACTTCAGCCAATCTAAAATCATCCTCAGTATCAATATCAATTGTTGACCATCCATCCAATTCAAAGAAACCAGTTCTTCCATCACCACCGTGATATGCTGAACTAAACTTTTTCATATTATCAACATACTTGTTTTTATTCCATGCCATTAAACCACAAGCATAAGATTGTATGGGTTTTAAATCTTGTGAGGGTGGTGTAATTTCTTTTTGGTTAAAATTAATAGGATTACCATCGTAGATAGATTCAATTTGTATATTATTAACCGATATAAGAGTTTCATAATTATTATCGTGAAACTTTTTTACGAATAGTTTTACATCCTCAACTGAAATAAAAGGTGATGTAGAAAGTAACTGAACTAAATCATCACACTCTACGTTCTGTAAAAAATCATAAGCAAAATCATCATTCGTCTTATCATCTTCAGCAAGATAATCTGGTCTCTTATAAAACTTTACACCATATTTTTTTGCTATCGGTTCGAATATTTCTGATTCAGAATTAATATAAATTTCATCGAATACATTTGCCTTTATCGCAGTTTCAAGAACATAACATATTAAGGGTTTACCATCGATTAACCTAAGATTTTTATTCTTAACCCTTTTACTACCTAACCTGACAGGAATCATGGCTATAGTTTTACTCATTTAAAACTCCATTGATTAAATTATACGCTTTATCAAACTCTTCTTCAGTAGTTGTTAAATGTGGTCTCAGTCTAACTGACTTATCACCTGTTGGATTACATAACATCCCACTTGAGAAGAGGTCATTAAAAAAATTGTCTCTTTGAGTTTGTGTATCAAAATCAAATGCTATCAAACAACCTTTCCCTCTAACATTATAAATATTATCTATCGTCTTCAATCTATCAATAAATTTTTGACTTTCAATGGAAACTGACTCACGAAGATTTTCTTTCTCAATAACTTCCATCACATATGTTGACCTTATCATATCAATCAAATCTGAGTCCCAAGTTGTGTATAATATCTTTGTATCAAGTATTGATGAAAATTCTTCTAATGCCATAAATCCACATACTTGTGCCTTCTTACCAAATATTACTATGTCAGGATAAAAATCGAGATGTTCAAAGAACCAAGTTTTACCTGTTGCACAAAAACCTGTTTGAATCTCATCAAATATTAATGGAACGTTTAGTTCTGTACATAACTCTCGTATTCCTCTTAGAAATTCATAGTCTAAGTGATTGTCCCCATATGTAGATTGAATAGGTTCAACAATCACTCCTGCTATAGAATCATCGGATTTAAGTAATTGTTCTAATTCGTCTAATGTCTCAAAGTGAGGCCATATACCACCACCAGGAAAACCATCCATTTTAGTTGAAATAGGATAGAATCTCGTGGTTAGTATGTTACTATAAGACATGATACCATGAAAATCATTTTTCACGGAGAGTATTTTAGGATTTTCTTTTTTAGTATGATGTATGGCGGCTTTGACTGCACATTCTACGGCCAATGCACCTGTGGAAACAAACCATGATTTTACATATTTCCCATTACATGAAGAGAACTCCATAAAATTTTTGTAAAATCTATCATACTCATCCGTTGAAAACTCACAATTGACAATTTTAAATTTTGATACTTTTCTTATCTCATCTTGAAATGATTCTGTAGAGAATATTGGATGATTGTATCCAATTGGAATTGAGGAAAACATACCAAAGAAATCAAGATAAGATTTATTTGTATTTTTATCAAAAATGTAACTACCATTACTCTTATCAAAATCATATCTTATATTAAATATACCCTTGTCAGGTTCCCCTGCATACATATTATTCAAAACAAATTATTCCTTTGTCATCTGACTATAAGCTGGATGTTTAACATTCCTAACTATACTTTGTAGTGTATCTAATGAAATAGCTTGGTCGGCATCACTTATTGATTCTGTTGGATTTGGATGGGACTCTATTATCAACCCATCTGCTCCTGCAGATATTGCTGCGTATGATATTGATGGAACGAAGTTTCTATATCCTGTGGCGTGACTTGGATCGTATATGATTGGAATATCACATAACTCTTTTAATGCTGGTATCATCATCAAGTCAGGTGCCCATCTGATTGACGGAAACACATGACGATAAGATGGTGCTCCAACCACTCCTCTCAAACATATTGCAACTTTCTCATTACCCTTTACTAATATTCTTTCTACTGCTCCAAGTATCTCATCAATCGTTCCCCAAGTTCCTCGTTTCAATAAGATTGGTATATCCAACTCACCTAACGCATCTAATAGGGTGTAGTTTTGAAAGTTACGAGTTCCAACTTGAACTATGTCAATACAATCCATCGTGGATTCTGTAATTTGATTTGAATCCATTATTTCAGATACGATTGGTAATCCAGTTTCTTCTCGTGCTGTTTTCAAAAATCTTAAACCCTCTTCTCTCAATCCTTCTTTCCAACCATTTTTACCAACTTCTTCCGTTACAGGAAATGTACAAGGTTTATATGCTCCACCTCGTAATGCATTAACACGAACACCTTTCATTTTATGTGCCCAATCCACAATCATTTCTTCTGATTCAACTGAACAAGGGCCTGATATAACATATGGACTATCGTCAAACTTCCATCTATCTGGTTGTAATGATATGTCTAATTTTTTAGCATCTACTAATGATTGTATATATGTGTTCATCTTTCACTCCTTATATTTTTAAATTCTATATGTCTCTCTGCCTGTCTTAAATCCTCTTCACTATGGATGTTGGTACAATCATCGAGATAACTTCCAACTCTACGACTCATCATACCACTCTCTACAAATTCTTTTTTTGTGATTCTAACCGCACCATTTCGTGTACCATTTGAATCAACTGTGACTAAATCATCGTATTTATTCTCCACAGCGTATGTTAATAGTTCATCCACATTAGTTCTTCTATCAGGATGGTCAGGTTGTATTCCAACTACATGAGTTGTTGTTTGAGGTATTCTCCATTCACCTGAATTTGGAAAGTCATTTTTAAACACATTAACATAAACATCAGCAACTTCTCTTTCTCCCATAAATTCTTCATCTCTCCAATAAAAAATACATCCGTTTTCTTTTGCTATTTTTTCCACCTCTTCACTATTACTCGTGACCACGATATCTTTAATTAATTTAGAGTTCTTAGCATAATCTATTGCGTGTTCAACAAGAGTTTTATTTGCAATTACTCTTAAATTCTTTTTCTTTAATCTTGTGGAGTCTGTTTTGGCTGGTATGATAGCTAATCCACATATGTTAGTTGATTTCATTTTATATCCTTTTGTATAACTTTAGACTGTACCAATGTGGATCTTTAGAACACTCACCAACTTTTATCAGACTATAAGTATCTTCTAAGTTGTATTCATGATAAACCCTTGGCCACAATCTTTTTAGGTCTTCACCATCTTCTGAAAATAATTCCCTTAATAAAATATACTTTGGTTTCACTATTGTTTTTACTTTATCTATTATCTCCACTACAGACTCTTTGTCTATGTGCATTAAATGGTCTGAAGAAATAAATATATCAATATCATCTGTAACTACTGATTTAAAATCTCTAATTAAACTTAAAGTATCCATTTCTATGAATTTAACTTTATCTTTTATGGATTCATGCATATTTTCAAAACTTGATTCAGAGTGTAGGTCATTTGCAAAAAGATTTATTGTATCATTTAAATCATTTATATATTTTAAATTTCTACACCCACCAGAACCTATCTCAAAAACATTGATTCCATTTTTCAATACATCATTATCATTCAAAAAATTTGCAAGTTCTATAGAATTATCCGTTAAAAATGAGTGTGTTGGATAATGTCCTACTCTCTTCTGATAATCTTTACCAAACTTCTTTATATATTTACTCATTATACATTTTCCTCTTTAAATTTATTTATTGCCCAAAGGTAAGCTTTTGTTTGTCCTTCAATAGTCATCCCACCAATATGTGGTGTTATCACTACATTATTATTTGGATTGATTGAAAACTCTACTAATTTACTATTTTCAATATCACCAAACTCATCCCTAATTACATCCGTTCCATAACCTTTCAAATGTCCACTTTCAATTGATTTAATTATGGCATCCTCATCAACTAATTCACCTCTTGCCGTGTTTATCAAAAAACTTCCGTCTTTCATTTTTTGAATAAACTCATCATCAACCATGTCTTTTGTTTCTTCTGTCACATGAGTATGTAAAAAAACTATATCAGATTTATCTAATAACTCATCTAATGATACACCATTTTCATCTGTAATCCTTGCGTAAGGATCTGTTACTAAGATATCTACTTCCCAACCATCAAATAACCGACACATAATTTTACCAAGTCTACCATAACCAATTACACCAATAGTCTTACCTTTAATTTGATGTCCAACATAAGGTTCATAATCCCAATTTCCATCTTTTACTGAATGAAATGATGTTGGTATGAATCTTAATAAAGACATCATTAATCCAAATGCTAGTTCAGAAGTTGATGGTAAATCATTGATTAACTCGTAATCTTTTTTTAACGACCACACCTCTATATCCATTATTTTACAATACTCTAAGTCTATATGATTTAAACCTGTGGAACAAGTGTTAATCACTTCTACATTTGTACCAGTCAAAACACTATGATTTAAATGAAAGTTTTGTTTATTTGGATTTGTAAAGATGTGAGTTATTTCATTTTCTATTAGAACATTTTTTAGTTCACTTACTTTTATGTTTGGTTTGTAAGTGACTTCACCACACTTATTTATTAAGTCAACTGCTCCATCTAAATGTTCGATAGGAGTCATGCATAATATGTTCATAATCTATTTTCCTATCGTGTTGAGTAAAGTATTTATATAAATTTCTGTTGCATTGTAATCTACTCCACCTGTAAGATAATGTTCAATAAATTCTGTATCTCTACCATTTTCAAGTTGACCATCAATCTTTTCCTCTGTTCCCTCATATGAAGTGAGTCCATAAAAGTTTTTATATGCACTTGTATGACCACTACCTTTTAATATTACGGTTGGTATTCCCATTTGTATGGGTTTGAAAGACATGGTAGATGGTGATGCGATTACACTATGTGCCTGTGAAATTAATAAATTATCATCGTCCACATCTCTTAATACACTTCCCTCTACAGAATTATTTTTCAATACTGTTTGTACAAAATTCAAATCATTTTCATATGGATTTCCCAATGCAAAATGTCTATCTCTACTTTTTATTTTAACTAAAACCTTTTTACCATACTTTTGTTGTAAGTCTGCCAATCTTGTTTTCTGAACCATCTCATTACCAAAAAACATTGGAAATACTCTTCGTTCATTTTCTAAAAAATTTGTAATCACTAATATGTACTCATCAGTTCTTTCATAAAACTTTAATGCATCATTTGAGGGAATACCACCAAGTAAAAATGCACTTTCATCTACATAATTAGAAAAAAAGTTTTTAGTGTATTGTCCAAATAAAAAACAATAATCAAACACTTTTTTATAGTGGTCAACTTCATAACTTCTATCACTAAACTTTGCATTTCCATGTTGATTACCAAAAACAGTAATACCATGTTCTTTTGCTATTGGATATATTATTTTAGTAGGAATCTCAGTACCCTTATCTCGTGAATCATCAAAGATAATTGCATCATAATCAGAAATGTTATTTAGTATAGATTTAAAATCCCAAGAAACTGAGTTGAAGTATTTATCATATCGATTATGAAATAGTTCTCTCATATCCACGTTACCATTCCACTCTTGTCCCTTACCCATTTGATGTACACATAAACAATCTATTTCAACGTGATTACTTAATTCAGGAATAATAGGATATATTCTTTCACCTTGTCTATAAACAGTAGCTACTAATAAGACTTTTTTCATGACTCCAACCAATCTCTGAAGTAAGTATCATATGCAGTTTGTTCATTATCTTTTTTATTATCTGTATCACTACTTCCCCATCGATTAAAAGTCCCACCTTTCAAGTGTAATACATAATTTTCTTCTTTTTCTATTTCACTCACCGCTTCTTTGTAACCATTTCTTATAATATAATTGTATTTTGATTTAGCATCATACAAACTTACGTCAAATTCAAGAGAGCCCTTATTAATTTCATCTTTAACTCTATCACAAACACAAAGAAAATCTTGGTCTACCCACCAATCTTTGTTATTTATATCTCTATTGTGTGGATGACTTTTTCTAAATTTCACGTAGGGATTCCAAGTAGGATTATTAACTTGGTCAATATAAAACTTCATAAAATTTTTAGATGAATCATTTACAGTATATCCCCAAACTCCACCATTAGGTTTAAACTCTGATGAATAGTGTCGAGTGGTGTACATAAAATCAAAATTATTTTCAAAAACATCAAAAGGATTTTTAACAAAAATTAAATCTGCATCTAAAGTTAATATATTATCACCATCTTGTAGATTTAAATCTTCAATTAATTGATATGCCTTTTCTACCTTACAGGTCATTCTTCTATCATTCCAATTTGAAATTGGAAATTCTATAACGTCTACCCCTCTACTTTCCAATAAAGTTTTATTTTCAAGTTGACTTGTGTAAACAACAATCTTGCAGTCTGAGTGTTTCTTTAGTGAACGTATACAAACATCAAACATATCATTTTCTATGTATTTACCAACGTAAATAAAGTATGCTATATTCATTTTATTTCTACTCTCAAATATTCTTGTAACACTTTGTCTGTTGGATTTACATTGAAATTACTATTCTGAAATATCTCCCAAGAGTCTTTTGCGTATTGTCCGATACCATATAAATCATCAACTGATTTGAAACCACTAATATATCCCTCACTCATTTTACGAAGTGATTTAGCTCTCCTATTATATAAACCCAATGGTTTTAGAATACTAGCCAAATCGGAATGTTTTGCTTTCATCATATCTTGTGGTGTTGGATATTTTTTGAATAATTCATCTCTTATTGTATCGACTTGTTTTCTATTTGTCAAGTTAAGTAACATACAACAAGTCAACATTTTCCAACCATCATCTTGATATATTTCTTGTAACAACGGCCTTATAATTTTTCTTATCATTTTATTTCTGAGATAGTAACGAATTGTAATTCATATTGTGATAATAAATATTCTATTATTTTTTCAAAATGTAAATAATTTTCTTCACTCCAAACATTTTTGTTGTGAACTCCATTGATATGTGATTGGAACATAAATGTGTTTCCATATAGACTAATGTTATCTGTTTCATTTATACCATCACAACCCTCAAAGAAATGACATCCCCAATTGATTCCCTTGTTATGTTCTTCGTGTCCTGCAACCCAATCAAAATAACCACTAATCGCATCTGCACTTTGTTGATTCACTCCCCAACCTGGTGCTCTAAATCCTTTTGGTTTATAACCACAACTCTCCCATAGTTCTAATGACTCTTGAATACGTTGAGTTGCATCACCATAATTTAGTTCAAAGAATTCCATCTCACCTATTCCCTCATTTTGACATGCATGATAATGTCCATGTGCACTCATCTCTATCCAATCATATTGTTTCCAAAAATCTACGAACTCTTTCGTAAGAGGAAACTTACCATGATAATTACTTGGAATAAATAAATTAAACTTAACTCCAAACTTTTTATTGAGTTTCTTTAGATATTCTATTTGAACATCTCCCTCAATCCCCCATTCCTTTTCAGGATGTACATCGTCTATGGCAACTACTACATTATTTTTCATCCTCTTAGTTCCTTTATTTGTTTTTCTTTATACAATCCTCTCCACCAATTATTGAATCTGTCTTTTGTATTTTTGATTGGTTTAAATATTCTTGATAAATAACTATCTACTTTAGCTTCAGGTGTGAAACTATCTGTAGGATTAGGTATCATATCACCGAAACCTTTTTCTCTAAGTTTATTCCTGTCCACATCTCCACCATGCTCTTCAAAGAATATAGGATTACCATCTACATCAATAATTGTTTCAGCTGGAAAATGTTCTGTATGACTATGGGATAATATAAACCACTTTAACTTATAGTCTTCTTGAATCACTTGTTGTCTGGCTTCCCATCCATAATAATAATCCATAACACTATTGATTACTAAGATTGGTAGTGCAAGAGTTATAGTAAGTTTCTTCCAATATTCAACTATTTTTTTCATTCACCCACTTTACCTAACTTCTTAATTATATTTTCTGGTGTATCGCCTAAAGTCTTAACATAGTTGTCCCAAGAACCATTCATCCTGCGTTTCGCTTCTTCTTTATCAAGTTCTTCTTGTGTCATTCTTGTGAGACTCTCTTTATACCATAGTAATGGATCATACGTCATCATTATATTCCTTAAACACATCATCCCATGAATACGTGTATCCTTGTTTATTATAACTAAACGCATTAGCCTGAGACATTTTATCTGCGTTCTTAAACCAATATTGTTGTTTTCTCATTCTGGTCATATCACCATCTGAGAAATCTTGTCCCTTGATATACATTCTTTTGTTTGGTAACTTTCTATTATGCACTAATAGAATGTTCTTGATAATATATTGTGGTAACTGACCTTGAAAGTGTGAAAGACATTTATTCATAAATGCAGTATCCTCGTGTACAAAAAATACACTCTTTGGAATATTAACACCACTTCTAATTACTTCTGACGATATAACTAATCCACATCCATTAAATTTCAATTGATTTGTTTGTTGTATGTCTAACTCATCTACTTGATTATTTATCAAGTCCATCTCTTGTTGAGCCATATTATATCTCAAACTCCACCAGTTTTCGGTATCCATTTCAATAAATGGCTTATCTGTAAAATCAGGATGTTCTAATACTTTCCACGACTCATCCCACATTTTACAAGTTGCAAAGAACCCAACATACTTTGGTGTAGTCTCCTCTACTGCACTATGTAAATTATCTAAAATTTCCCAAGTTTGTCTTGGTATTAATGCATCACTTTCACCCCACATCAACACATCAACTTCCTCACAGTACTTATCATTAAACTCTCTACGATAATCTGCAATAGTAAACAATCTATCTTTATTAGTCCAATAGGAAAACCCAAAATCTTTACACCAAATTCTAAACCTTCTAAGAATTTCCTTTTCCGTAATTTTGTCAGTATCTATTTTTTCTAAGTCTTGATTCAAATTTACACAAATATCAACGATAACGTTTTCACGATTTTCAATTCCAACTAAAGACTTCTGAACGCTCAATAAATAATCTTGTATGATATCTACTTCATAAAATTGTACCAAACAACCTATAGCAAATTTATTCTTTAGTTTCATAGTTCTCCTTTAACATATTCCAAACTTGTCCCATCAATTCATTTCTTTTGGTTTTATCAAATCCATTAAAGTGCCACACCCAACCTGCTTCAGAAATCATTGGGTTTAAAACTCCTCTTAAATGTAATTGTTGTAAATTAAACTTCTCATTCAAAAACTTAATAGGATGTTCACTTGCTCTTATCATATAATTAATAGGTGTTTGGTCTGAACCCTTTTTTACAGTCTGATGTTGTCTTGTTTTTAACTCCAATTCATTTTCATAATAAAAATCGGTAACACTCTTACACCACTCTTTGTGTTTCTTATTCAACACAATAAACCCACAATTGAAATATGTAGTCCAATCAAACTTTGTATCAGGCCAGAAATCTTGATACCCTTTAATACTATTGATTGTCCACTCTAAAAAGAATTTATCTTGTACACATCCAAACTCACCATCTGTTTGTTCAAAGAAATTTGGACAATCCCAATGTATCATTGTATCTATATCAACTAATGCCACATTATCATATTCTATTTCATTTGCATCCAACACATCGAATACATGCCATCTTTGCCAAGTTGGTTTCATTCCTTCTCCTTCATTGAATACTCCACCACCATGTGATCTTAATTCTTGGTCTAAGATAACCAACTCTACATTATTTTTATCACACCAATATTTCCATGTTTTAAAACACCACTCCTTGTAATCGAGAAAGTCTGGTGCCTTCTCAAAACAAGTCATAAATACTACATTTTTACTCATAATACCACTCGTTATCATATTTTGCAATCACACCTTCTGATGCCAATAAAGGTTTTCCAACACTTCTAACCTCTCCCTCAGAGATTCCAATTTCTTTAATAATATTAAACCCTTTGTGTTCTTCTGAAAACTTATCTACTGCTGCTTTGACACCACCCTCTTGATAATAACCACCTATACCATAATCATCAAAAATAAAATATGATTCTTTATTTGAAAGATTACAACAATTAATTATATCACTATACACGTGTCTAAAATCATGAACACAATCTATAAAAAATACATCAAATTTTTCTGATAATCCCCATTCTCCCCCATATAGATTTTTTTGAATATACGTTATGTTATCTCTATCATGGTTTAATTCTCTAGCCATTCTTAAATTTGGTTCTTCTCTCCAATCCATTGTGGTAACTTTATCGAACAAAAAACTCAACACTCTTGTGGTGTGTCCATGATTAGTCCCACACTCTAATATTTTTTTATCCTTAAACTCATCAGTATCAAAAAAATCAAGTAAATCATTTTTGAACTTGATGGTTGTCGTTTCTTTATATTCTCGTTTACTTGGAATATTCTCGAATATATCTGGTTGAACATCCATTATATAACTTTCTCCATTAACTTTATACACTCTTCATAACTAAGGTCTTTACTCTTGAGTGATAATATTGTATCATCAAATCTACTTGAATCAATCCACCAATCTTCCCATGGCACAAATGAGTCATGAAAAGTAGTAGGTGTTGTTACATCCTCAAATAATACTTCATAATTATACTCTTCTAAAAGTTTTTTAGCTGGAATCTTTAGTCTACCATTTTGTCTATAATCATCATGTTCAAACGTCATACAACCAAAGGAATAACCAGAAGTTAATAATTTTTCCAAACAAGTGTAACTATTACCATCTACATCCATTGAAATATAGTCTATATGTTTTGATGATGGGAAATAACTATCTACTTTTTCTATAAAATCATCATCATTTATGTTTATACAGAGAAATGGTGTTATTCTCCCTTTATAACTGTAATCAGTTTTTCTATCAACACATAAACCATTCCAACCGAGTTTTTCCAAAGCTATTGAATTGTTATTATCTGTTGGATGATGACATCCTAAATCTAAAAAAGTTCCCTTTTCTCCAATTAAATAATAAGCAAATAAATCTTGACCTTCTTTTGATTGTGATTTCATTATATACCTCTTTCCATATCTCTAACTTTTATTAACGGGCCTTTGAAATGCCTAACGTATCTGTAAACATTTTGGTCAAACCCATGTCTCAAACTACCAAAGGTGTAACCCTCTTTTTTTAATTGGTCTACCAACAAAGTTAAAATATAACCATCATCCCATCTGAACTCATTGAAAGCCCTTAGACTTGTATAATACTCAAACCATTTCTTAACAACATCTTTACCACTTTTCTCCAAGTTAAACACCATTATTTCTGCATCTATTGCCATTCCAGGTCTCGTAATAACAGAACTATCGAAATTAGAAACATAATCAAAGAAAAGTTTATCAAAACCATTTGGATGACCTTTGTCTTCTCTAAACTGAGTATCTGCTCCAACCCAAACTAAGTAAGGTTTAGTTGTTACATCCACACAATGATTTATTGCTGCTACCTTTCTAAACCAATATATTGAATTCCTATTCCAATATTCATTTGATGATCCATCAGGACTACAACCAGGTTTTCCAATTTCGTGACACGTACTAAAGGGTGAAGTTTGTAAAAAATTATATAACCAATCATCTTCATAAACCTCAAATAAATCCAACAAATTTAAAGTGTCTCTTTCCTCACCAGTAAAATCTATCTCTACGTTATGATTTCTTTTTTCGAATGAATTTTCATGATAAACATAAAACTCAACCTCAGGATATTTTTCTTTTACATCATGGAATATTTTTTGGTCATCAGTTTCAAATATTCTCTTGTTAAAAGATGTTACAAGACTGACGTTATCTAACATTAGTTTATCTAACATTATTGTTTAACTGCCTCCTATTGTTATATCTGCCATATCTGAAAAGATATTATAAAGATAAAAACAATAATTTTCATACTGATAACCAGTAACGAATTTTCTTCGAGAGTTATCTATGATTTCACGATTTAGTTTATCAAAATCAGATAATATTTCATCAACCACTTCATTTAAATTTGACCAGTCATAGTTAACTGCAAAATAAGTTTCCTTATCTATATAAATATTTGGTTCAGTTAACACCATACTCATATCAGGCTTTATCATAATTGTACCTACATTTATAGATTCAAAATCTCTAAAACATACCTCACCCATACCAAATGGTGATAAACAAACTTTTGAATCATAAAGATATTGAAAATATTCGTTTTGTGGTAATTTTTCTTTTCTTGATTCAAATTTATCATCTAAAATTTCCCAAGCACCTTTTCTATGTTCGGTATAAGAAATATCATTTCTAATCGTATGTTCATAGTTTTCTTTATGGTCACCTTGATAAATTGCACACACATCGTGAGGTTTAACTGGATTTAAAGGTGGCATTTCGTTTATTAATTGTGGATTTAAATGTCCAAGATTCCACCCACTTAACTTAATCCTATTCCAATCCTTATCTTCTATATCATAACTTAAATTAAGTTCTCCACTTCCCCAAAACCATCTACCAAAATTACTTGGTTTTTTGTATTCTTCACGTTTTAGTATTTGGTTTTTGAATAAATAAATAGCGTCACATTGTTCTAATATCTCAATTGAACCCATCAATGAAGTTGAATCTGAACCATCGAATAAGAAGTAATCACCACCCTCAGTAACTTTATTTAAATTTTCTAAACCCCAATCAACACTATCTTTTAATTTCAAGGACTTATTCATAAAATCGTGCATCCCAACGAACATATAATCAAAGTCATCTGAGTCGGTTATTTCTATACTATAATTTGACAACGCAGCTTTACATGCCATAAAAACTCGAAATGTAGGTTCATTTCTATCTTGAGTCGGATTTAATACCTTTATTTTTATCATGTTATTATTTCTGAATATAATTGATTTTGCTGTTCTTGTTTTTGAATAGTTTTTGGATGATACAAACTCAATTCCTCGTGTGGTGGTAAGTGTGCATATGTTTTAGCACCTTGTATCTGTTCATGTACTGGTCTTACCCAACGAATATCTTTATTATTTTTAAATACCCTCGACTGAAAATCAGGATAATTTACCCAACCTTGTTCCGTTACTTTCCAACTCCATTGTTGTATGTGTTTTTCTGTTAGTCCATCTACGGTGTTTACTCTCGGAACCCATATTAAATCAACATCATTTATCTCTAAAACCTTTTTAATGTCTCTTAATAATACTTCGTGTGGATACTCATCTGCATCTAAATGAAAAATATAATCTCCACTACATTGTTCAATCACATAATTTTTTTGTGAAGCAAAATCACCATTGAGTTTTCTCTGATACACCTTGATAGTTTTCATATCTTCGTGTCCATATTGTTGAGTCCAACTTGTGATTACCTCTTGTGTTTCTTGATTAGAAAAATCATCAACTATAACGATTTCATCTTCAGGATCTGTCTTATGAATTAATATTTCTAATAACCTATTTAATTCTTTAGCTTCATTATGAACTGTAATTCCATAACTAATCTTCAACTACAACCTCAGTTCCATTTTCTATTTGTGTGTTTAATTCCGTTATAAGATTTCCAGATATTTTCTCGTATTCAGTTTCCAAATAAACTCTACGTTTCCTACATTGTATGTAATCATATGTTTTCAAAATATCTTCTCTTTTGATAATTCTTCTTAATCTATTGAGAACTGCATTTACTTCAGCTCTTGATGGATCTTTTGTTTCACCGGTAACACCTTGAATGTTTACTTGTGTTCCAATTTTATTTCCAGCCTTATCCTTTATTGATGCGAGTCCACCTAATAATCTTATAGCAATATTAATACTTTGTTTTGATACGTAATCCTCTCCGAACTTTTTTAATTGTAATCCACTAACAAAAATTTTCATACCATCTTTAGTGTTTGCTCTATGTTTTGTATCAAGAACAATAACAAACCTACGGAATGCTCTCTTGTCCTTCTTACCTTGATAAAGGAAGTTAACAATCTGACCAGGTTGGAGACGATTCCAAGTTGTATTCCTCATTATAAATCCTTAACAACACCCATTAGTTTTAGTGATTCTAAAAATTCATACTGACCGAATTCTTTTGCATTATCAACATCTAACATCCTATCGTGTCCCTTGTATTTTTCATCCTTTTTTTCTTCTTTCGTGAGAGGTCGTGGTTGTGCCAATTTATAAGTCCAACTTGTTTTAGTTCCTTCGGGATAAACTATACCCAAATCTCCCATATTAACAATAGATGGAAACCAAGTTATATCTCTATCCACATCATAAAAACTTACTTCTTTCATCAGTTCGGTTGAACCTTTAGTTGCTGATTCTAATTCTTTTGAATCTGTTTTATACGTAGAGTTCGAAGTGTATCCACAACGAAAACAAATATAAGATGACCACTCATCTTGAACTTCTTCAAAACAATGATTACTATCCAAACAAACTGGACAAGTTATTACTTTTTCTGCCATTTTATTTACTCATTTTTTTTAATTTTGGTAATTTTAATTTTCCTACTCCCGTATCAGATTTGTCTACACCAGCTTTTTCCAGTTTAGGTAATTTTAAACTGACTTGTTTTGGTAATGACTCCAACAACGGTTCTAACAATTCTTCTAATTTCTCTTTCATTTTATCAAATGAAAATGCTTGAGTGTAAACTTTGAGGTGTTGTGCCTTCACTTTGTATTTCTTATAATTATTATATATATCCTTTAATAACTGAGATGCTATTTGATAATTAACTTGAAACCATTGAGCCTCTCCTTGAAATACATAATCTTTTGGATACGCATCTTTAGGTATCTTAACTAATGAACCAGGTAACAAACTACAATAACTTCCATGTAAAAAGTCTAAATGACCACTCCAATTAGAAGCAATAATTGGTTTACCACTTTGAGCCGCTTCTAATAATGGTCTACCAAATCCCTCTCCATGTGTGAATGTGGTATGTACTTTTACTTTAGGATGATTGTATAATTGATTCATTTGATTGTCAGTAAAATCTCCGTGTATGAGGTATACATTTGGAAGTGTGTTTGAAGATAAAGAATCTTTGATAGTCTTAATCTTATCAAGAATATCATTCCTATCTATAATAGAAAATCCATGACCACTTGTCTTCAAAATAAGTGCTGGAGGATTCTTTGTATTTTTGAATGTTTCACAAAATACCTTAACCAACATACCCGTATCTTTTCTATCTTTACCTAATCCACCTTGTAACCAATGACCTGTGTATAGAAAACAAAAATCCTCATCTATTTGATTAAACATTTCTTTTACTTCATCATCAAATTCAGAAATAGTTTTAAAGTTTTCATCAAATCCTTCAAATAATGTATCTGATTCAACTTTTAACTTTATTGGTTGTTCTGTACCTGTTTTTTCATCTTTCTTCGTAAATTCTGCATTTTTAAAAACCTGATTTGAAAATTCTGAAGTGAATATTACTTTATCCATTCTGTTACAGCCCTCTACCCATTGTGGTGATGGTACTGATGCCTCAATACCCGCTGTCATTCCAACGTTTTTCTTTCCTATCGGTGTAAACTCATTAGGTATAACAAGATGAAGATGTAAATCAGGTTGTTTTGGTAGTTGTAGTTCAGGCCCACCTGAAATAATTCTATTCTTAATTTCATTATGATGTTTATTATCTTCAAGTGCATTTCTCGATGTCTTACCCCAAGGCACTGCATTTATTTTTACATCATATTTGTCCAATTCAATTAGAGCCCTACAAATATCTCTTGAATGATTTCCGTATCCACTACGAGTTTCTACAGGTGCAGATACTAATACTAAAGGTTTGTTCATATTTTCCTCATGCCTTATAAATGTTGAATTTTTTTCTTGGTGTCCATTTTTCAAATGCCGTTTCCATATGGTCTATGAAATTCTTACCCATCATCTTAGCACTCATCATAACCTCTTCACTCATTACGAACTCATGACCTTTTATACCACACTCATCTCGTTTTTCCTTACCCATATCATACCAATACTTTATTGCATCTCCTGCATCTTCCCAATCACATCTGTCATCAAAAATGTATGGTGTTGGAATTGAACCCATTAAAGCTCTTGAACGAGGCCACACTGGCTTTACCCATTCACCATGAGTTAAATCTTTGTTGTTTTCCCACTTCTTCCAATTATGTAAACTCTCAACTTCATAATAATCTTCATAAGTTAATAACTTATCTTTTAATTTAAATCCACATTGGTCTTGTAGTCCGCCCGTAACATTAACGATGATTGGTGTTCCACTCATTAATGATTCACAAGTACCCAATCCAAATCCCTCGTTACTTGCAAGGTTCATCGTTACATCAGATAAATTATAAAGAAAATTCATTTGTCTATTATCAAGTTTACCACCACTAAAGACTATGTTACATTCTGGTGCTATTTCCCTAATAAGTGCAGGTAAATCTGTACCATTCTCATCTTGTGGTTGGGTGTGCATTATATAACCAACTTTGTCTCGTTTATCTTTTGGTAGTTTATCCCAAAAATGTTTAAATGCTAGAACACAATCTCCTGGCATCTTTCTACGAATATTTCTATTCACATACAATAGTGAGAACTCAATTGGTTTTCCGCTGAAAATATCATTACGAAACTTGTTCATCTCCAATCTTTCCTTTTCGTCTGTGATTGGATAAAAATATTTTTCATTTATTCCATGAGGGATATACGTAGAATCCCATTCAGTTCTTGGTTTAAATTGACAAACGTTATTTACGATGTTCACAGTTTGTTTTGATATATTCATAATCAAATCACAACTTTCGTAAAATGGTTCGTTCCATCTTGGATAAGGTAAGTCATCCCATATGTTATAATAAAAGATTGGAATGTTCTGTCTGAGTTCATGTTCCATATTGTATAACCACTGCCAAAATCTTGGATCTGTGTAGTGTAAGATGGCATCTGGATTTTCAAGTGCCATAACTTCTTTTAATACGTTTTCATTTCCATAACCATCAACAGGATAAACCTTGAGAAATGCATCATCAACACCAGATTCCTCTCGTGTTGCTTCGTTCATATCTACAATCTTACCACTATCAGGATGTTTGATAGCTCCACCTATCTGAACCCAATCATATTTATCTACGGTATTCATAACAATCTCTCTCGACATTGTACCAACACCACTTGACATTCTCAAGTCATCAGATAAAAGAAGTATTTTTTTCTTTTTTCTACGACTTTCTAATTTATTTAACTTCGGTAATTTAAGTTCTGCCATTTAATAAAACCTTTAATTTTTTTAATTAAAATTTACTTCCACTTTGATGTAGTTTGTCATACTTCAAAACTTTTTCTTTAAAGTCTTCATCGTAAACAAACATATTCAAACTTCTATTTACTAATTTCTGTAACGAAAATTCATCGTCAATAGTCTTATTCTTGAACTTTTTATATAGTTCATTAATAACTTTCACCGAAGTTAGTTTAACCTCGTTCATAATATAACTCCATTTATATACATATATAAATATATATTTAATCAATAATAATTGATTTTTTATTTAATTTTTCTGCATATTTTAAAGTGGATAGTGTACCACTTGTTATGTTTTTTGAATCTGAGACAAATGCAACCACTCTATCCGAATAATTTGCAATTTGTTTATTACGTTTGAAATAGTTAGAAACATAATATTTCCTACCATATTCAAATTTAGGTCTCACACAATGAATATTGTGTGGATAATGTTGTGGTGGAAACTCACTATATTTTACATCAAGTTCCAATGCAAACTTTTTAGCGTATCCATCACTACCTTCTTTTTGTCCACCACTTACTATTTCTAATTCATCTCCAAAGTTTTCTTTCAGTTTGAAGATAAAATCTTTTACTTTTCTTGAAGTTGTATAACTACGAGAGCCTATAATTGCTACTTTCATCATCATTTCTTTTTTGTTTCTTTTCTTGTTGATTTGTTACGAATTTGTAAACCGTCAATAGTTTATCCAACCCATCTATAATCTGTTCTGGTTTATGATACAAATAACTAAACCTAACATAACTGGATTTCATTCCAACTGGTCTAATATCCCACCAAATAAATTCATTCGAGTTATCAAAAAACTTTGTTCTAATTATAGTTTTATAACTAACACCACCTAATGATTCCCATTTTTTTATAAATTCTTTCATTTGTGTTTGTGTGATTTTATCTTTCTTACCATCATACCAGAAGTAAATTGGAAAAGGATGTGAGCCAACTGAACCTAAATGAGACAATTTTTCATACACTTGCTCTTCAAATGGTTTACCTACAAAATCAGATAGTTTTATTCTTATAGTACTATTTACATATCCATCCATTATAGTCCCTTACATAATATACATTTTTTGTGTTTCTCACATTTTTCATAATCATTATCTACAACATTTCCATCTTCATCAAAACATTCGTCCATAAACTCTTGTAACCTATTCATAACCTTATTGATACTTGGTTTTCCACTCGCAGGTGAAAATTGTTGTATTCTTTTTTGTGGGTAATCAAAGTTTTCATACAATCTTCTCTTCAATATTAAATATTCAACATCTATTTTATCGATAGGAATTTCTTTCTCCTTTGAGAAAAAGTATTTATACAACAATAACTGATTGGTTTTGGTTTTATCGGCCTTCATATACTTGTTCCAACCCATAGTTGCAGTTTTAATATCAATAATTTTTATACGACCAGTTGTTTTATTATGAATAACCACATCCATATAACCTCTAAATTTAATACTATCAGAAACTCTATGATTCAATCCTATCTCAATACCAACCAACTCTGTATTTTTCTTTGGAAAATAACCTGATTTTCTTTTAAGAAACTCATCTATAATATTACAACCATCGTTAAAGAATTCTTTCATCTGATCCAATGAGACTTCAAAATCATCACCATGTTGTTCTTTTGAAATTTTGTAGTTCTCTTCCATTCTATATTGTAGTATATCTTTTAATGGAAGATTATCAGCCTCTTTAATTGTTCGTTCATAATAACAAACTAAATATGCCTGAATTGTTTCATGTAAAGCACTACCAAATAACGTATAAATATTACCTTTAAACGTTTCAGCCTTATCTACATAATTTAGTTTCCACGTATAAGGACACTTGTCCCATTGTGAAAATTGACTATAACTTATTTTACCCATTAACTACTTCTCATTGTATTTATATCTTCGATTCTATGTTCATTTCCCTCAGTATCCGTAAACACTTCAGGTAAATCTTTGTGTTGTCCGCTTGGTATCTTACCATGATTCACCATACTGACACCCTCTCTTTCAGGTGGTAATCCCTCTAAGTCACAATAATCCCATTGAACCTCAGTAATGTCTATACCAACAATGGGTTTACTCCTATTCATTACATATAATTGTATTAGTGGAAATCTCATTTTCCCCACTTACCTCTACCAACGATTGTAGCCATAATACCATAATTACTGACATCAAGATAAGCATCTTCCAATGGTTCATCTTGAACTGCTGATTTCTTATCACCGAGTAACAATGTCTTTACACGTTGTAACTTGTCATTCATACGAAACCACAAACCCGTAAGGGATAACTTTATTTCTTCAGGTGTTACCAAAAAAGTCCCAACACTAATGTTACCTGGGCCGTAGTCGTGTTGTTTATGTAAGAATAATTCATATTGTTCTTTTTGAATCTTCTTGAACTCGGTGGTCATCTCTGGCCACTCTTTTTCCATTTGTTCTATAATATCATACTCCTCTGATTCTACACGAGGACTATCTTTTATAACCTTTGACATATATGTCTCCTAATTTACATACTTGAATATACGAATAATTTTGTATATAAGTCAAGCCTTTTTATAAATTTTTTTCAATTGTTTGTCATCAACACCATATTTCATTATAATTGTTGTGACTTGTTCTTTGGTTAATAACTCTAAGTATTCTTCCACTTCTCTCGTACTACATTCAAAATAGTCTGTTAGATGTTCCATTGCCCATTTCTCAACTTTTGATTTCTTTTTTGATTTAACATACCGAAGAAATGTTCTACCCTTTGGTATTACATCTATATAAAACTGATACACATTCTTAGGAGCCAACTCCCAATACTTTTGTATCTCATTCACCACTTGTAACCACTCCGATTTCATACTAAGAAACCTATGAACCATATAATTACTCCAAGTCTTTTTATCTGATTCAGTAAGATTGTCCCAATACAGAGTGTTCTGTACGTTTGTGATTTGTTTTATGTGGTCAAACAGACTCTTCAATTCCACTACCATCTAATAAAGACTTTGGAACTTTTCCACAATTACCACAACTGTAAACTTGAACAGGTACAAGTCCCTCTTCACCATTAGGTGACATAATTGCAGATATTCTTTTGATGACATATGAGTTTATAAACAGATAATTATTACAATCTTCACATTGTAAAGTATCTGCCTTTGATAAATCCACAGTTTTCTTTGGTTTTTTTCCGAGTTGCCTCATTGGTTTAGTGCTCATTACTACTCCTCTATATTTGTGTAAATTTCTAAATTTTTATACTTTGTTCTCATATCTTTTACTTTTTCCATTTCTTTCTTAAAATCTTTATATTTTGGATGTTCTTCATTATTAATATTTTTAATCTTCCAAACTAAATCTGAAAAGGTTCCCCAATTATTTATATGAATAAAATTTACTTCTGTTTTCATTCCGTTTAACTTTTGGAAGTAATCTGACATCTCAATAAAACCTATCATCTCTTTGTAATTGTTATCTTGTACCACAAAAGTCATTCTTACAAAATCTAAGTTTGATATATCTGTAAAGATAAAATGTAAATTCTTTTGTAATCTTTTCCAATTACCACCAACTCTGATTTTATCATAAGTTTCTTTAGTACAGGCATCAATACTAATTTCTGCAGTTACTCGTGGAATTTCATGTAGGTTACTTAGATTCTCCCACATCTTTCTTGTCCACCCATTTCCATTTGTATGTATATGTAGATTTCGTGTATCAGGATACTTTTCCATAGTGATTGATTTTAATAAGTTTCTCCAAAACTCTCCACCAAAACCATCACCACTAGCTGTGATGTATAATTCATTTGCGTTATCCATAGCATCACATAAAATTATTTCTTGTATCTTTTCAGACTTCTTTCTTTCTTCACCCTCTGTCTGTATGTAATCCAATCTACAACTTGGACACTTTAAATTACAACTTCTATCATGAGAGAATATAACACATTCAGGCCCCCAAGGCAACTTTACCATTTTCTCTGATATGATTTGTTTCCATTTATCCTCACCATTTGGATTTATTTCTTCTGCGTTCCATAACTTATGATATGTTGATTCATCATAAATTGGAAAGTATCCATTATCATAGATGGTTTCATCCACATCATCATTATACCAACGATTTAAAAACCCACACTCAGTAGAATCACAATACTTAAAATCACCATCGTGCATTGATTGTCTAAGTTTTTGTGAAGTTTCTCCATTCCAAATATCTTCCCATTTATCTTCTAATGAATTACCACTTGGGCCACAAGTTATCCAAGCGTTAACCCATCGTTTTTCTTCTTCACTCCACCCACCTGATACACATTGCCATACTTTACCATCGTGGAAAAATTCTGCATTTCTGAATGGTGCTACACAAAATCCCTTTCGTTTCACTTTACCTTTCCGATTATCTCAACAAACATCGCCATAATATTTATCTCTTTATCCACAACTACTGCATCTGATTGTTGATATTGAGCCAATATCAATATACATTCTGCAACATGACCTCTACCCCAATCATCTACAGTATCAAATAATAATCTAAATAAATCACTAAAGTCTGTTACCTTTGAATCTGCCAATAGTTGTCTTATATTTTTAAACGAATTCTTTTTATCTTGTGTTTTCAAGATTTCCAATACTTGGTTTTTATAATCATTCTGAATACTCATACCCTCATCAATAACCAACTCACCATTCACTACTTGTCTTTGTGATGCGTTAATAACTCTTCGTAAATCAGGAAAACCACCATTCACTATTGTTACAATATTCTCTAATTTGTATTTAACATTTTCATTGTCCAATATATTTGATAAGTGTTGAGCAACTTGTTTTCTATCAGGTGGAACTATCTGAAATGATTGACATCTTGATTGTATCGGGTCAATGATTCTCTCAACATAATTACAAGTCAATATAAACCTACAATTCTTACTAAATGTTTCCATTAGATTACGAAGAGCAGCTTGTGCGTTAGGTGTAATATAATCACACTCATCCAAGATGATAACTTTCATATCTTTGAAACCTAATGTTGATGCGAAGTTCTTTACTTTCTCACGAACCACATCCACACTATTCTCATCAGATGCATTAATATATAGATAATCACAATCTATATTGTTAACCAACAATTTAGCTAGTGTTGTCTTACCTGTACCGGCCCTTCCGTATAAGAGAAGATGTGGTAAATCTCCACTCTCAAGGTAAACGGATACTTTACTTTTGAGATGGTCGTTTCCAATGTAAGTATCCATTGTATTAGGTCGGTACTTTTCTACCCACAAAGTATGTTTTACTTCATTCATTTTCATCTTCATCTTTCAGAAATGTACTCTCTTGATGTATTGCAATTACACTACCACTATCTAAATTAGAACCACTTTGTTCGTAGTCTAATTTTACACTTACAGCTTCCTCTGTTATTGTAGCAGCTAATTCTTCTAACTCTTTTCTTTGTTTGGAAGTTAATTCACTCATCTACTTTTTCCCATTTATCATTTGAATCTAATTTAAATGCCCCTATGAATATCCATTTATTATATTGAGGTTCTACTAAACTTAAAAAAAGGGTTCCACTTTCTCTTTGATAAAGATAATATGTATCACCTTTTACGGGTTCAAATTTAAAATCAGAACCATAAACTAACTTATTCCACTCATAGGCTTCTATTAATTTTTTATACTCTTCTTTAATTTCATTGTATCTTGCTTCAAAATAATGATTTGTTTTAGCAACTTTCTCATTCTTCCAAGTATCAACATCATCAGGTCTTATCGCTGGTGCTCCGACATTATCACCATATGGCATAACAGATTTGTTCTCTGCAAACATATCAGGTTTTTTATCTTGATTATCACTCATACTTTTTTCCATATCCATATAGGTTCACAAAATGTTTTATCTTGTGTATCTAAAGTTTTTTGTAATGATTCATCAGTATAATCAAGTGATTTTGCAGTTCCAGCTCCACCACTATTAGGTCGTTTAGCCATTTCCATTCCTATACAACCTTGATACTCTGAATCAGTAAATGTTGATAAGAAATCATTCATTGGATTACATATCTCTAACCAACTCTTAGTTGATTTTACACTAGCATATACATCAGATATATTAACACATAGATAACCATCAGATTTTATTGAAGGCCATAATTTTTTTAATGTTTTTTGTAGAAAATCTTTATTCCAATCATCTATATCTTTGTACCTAACCCAACTTTGAGTATCATCATAACTATATCTCTCAACACTAAAATAAGGTGGTGATGTAAAGACTGTATCATACATATTTTCTCTGTATTCAAAATCCTCTGCTGGTGATTCTACAAACATACTTTTTTTAGGAACCTCAAACATCGTTCTATGTTTATCATAAAATTGTTTCTGTTCTTCATAGATAGGATGATTTTCTTTTCTTGGATCTATCCCAATATAGAACTCACCTGTTTCACTACCATAAAATCCAGCCAATCTATCTCCCCAACCTGCACTAAAGTCTAAGATACTTTTACTACCCAACTTATCATACAATACTTTGGCAACATTTGGTTTGAATTGAGAACAAATATACTTTCTTAATCCAATCATAGTCCTCAACACACTACGATTTATCTTAGGTAACTTCAATGTATAGGCCGCCCCCATCAAACTCGTCATAAATTTTTCATTTTCCCAAGTTCTCTTTGGGCCAGGACTTACTGAACCATCAACACTCCATCGATTTACTTGTTGAAAGAAATTACTTGCATCATTACCACTATTGATTCTTCTGAAATATTGTTGTTTACCTTCGAATGTTAAATCATATCTATATTGAGTACCTTCACGTGCAAACCACTCACCCTCTACCAAGATTTCATTATGTCTCATACCTTTCAATCTTTTCAAATCGTTGTATGCATCATTTTCTGAAATCTCGGCATAAGGTATTTCGTAGGTCATAGCAACTTTTGCCAGACTTTCTTTAACATCTTGTTTATCAAATGTTTCTTTTATATACTCCCACTCTTCCTCTTCAATTGAAAGATATGGTTTCATATTTAAGAATTTATCAAAGTATTTTAAATACATTAAATTACGTTCTGAGTAGCCACTACATAATATTGTGATTCAAAGTCATCAACTTCAAAATCTAATTTTATTAAACCTTTATCTGATATTTTCATATCAATACTTTCACATTCTCTGTTAGCCTGTAAAATATTTGAAAACATATCAGAGTTAAAACTTATAGGTGGAATTTCTTTAAATGTATTTACCTCGACAGGTATAGTAACTCTATTAGTACCAACATTACTAAAACCAATAACAATATTTACTTCATCGTTTTGTGCAATAATAGTAAAGGTGTCATTTTCAGATAAAGCTCCATTACCAGCTATAAAGGTACTGACGAATCGTTTGTCTATTTTTAAATCCAAATCCCAAGTATCTGGTAAGTTTTTTAATGGTGGTGGTGATGGAATTACAGATAAATCACTTAACATATACTTAGATATTGTTTTATATTTTTTATCTTTTAAATCCACACTCACAAAAGTATCACCCATTTTAGAAAGTTTGAAATCAATATCATCCCCAACTACAGCCAACAAAGCCAATAACTGAGGTGTGTTGTAAACACCAAGTGTACATGCATCTATACCTTTTGACTTTCCCCAAGTTACACTACCCAAGACAGATTTATCACCTGTAATTACTCTTGTGGATAAACTTGTGCCAGTAGACTCCCATTTAGCAGATTTAATTTCATTTCCCAAACTATACTTGTTGATGAATCGTATCAATTCACTTTTATTCATAACCTTTTTCCTTATCGTGTTTCTTTGTTATATATACATATATATTAGTTTTCCCAAAACTAAAAAAATCTTTCAATACTTTGTGTTTTATCAACTACGGCTTCCCAACTCATAGCTTCATAAAACATCCCAAGTTTTTTACTCATTGCCTGTTCATACATTTTACTATGGTCAATATGTGTTTTAATTAATTCTAATATTTGTGGTGGATCTTCATAACCTTTGTATGCAATTGTATCAAATCCAAATTCATTTTCTTTTAGATACACCCACTTAATCTTTGTTCCATTAGATATTTTCTCATACTTTCTACCCTCATACCAATGTTGTAATAATGAATTATAATTTATAGCAGATTTAACATGAACTGGTGCTCCTTTTTTGAACGTACTAAAAGTCTCACCCGTTTCCTCTGTATATTTCTGAATACCTTTTACACCGATTGGATTTGCCATAACATCATAATGTAACATATGCATATTTCTTTTAAACTTACTGATTCGTTCATCAATTTGTTCTTTAGGTACATCTGATAGAATATCTTCTAATACACTACTCAATAACTTTTTCATAGCGACTGCAAAATTACTACGAACCGTGTCTAATCCTTTCACGTGAATTTTATTTACCTTACGACCAGCGTCATTTATAATCTTTAGTCCATATCTTTTCTTAGTAATAAATAAACCTGTTTTTGCAACAACCTCTTGTTTAATATCAAAAACGTGTTCAGTTATATTTAAAAACTTTTTAGCAAAATAGTCATACGATTTATTTAAATAATCTTGTACTTCACTACAAATCTCCATAATTCTTTGTGTCATCATGGTATCACTTAACTTCTCTGTTGGAAACCTTTTCTTAACCAATGGAACTGCAGATGCAAAAATACTATCAGTATCAATATAAATAACATAATCTTTTGTATCACCTAACTCATTGTTATAAAAGTGATTCGTTATCTTCTTACTGAACTTAATCAACGATTGACCTGTTAAAGTTGTTGCCTCTGCGTTATCTAAATCATAAAATCTAAATACTGGTAATCCCAAGACACCATACAGAGAGTTCAAGATAATCTTTTGTAAATATTGTCTTCTATCAAAGTATTCCTCTTTTTCTGTATCCCCTTGTTCGTTAAACTTCTTAACAAGTTTTCTCATCTCAACTCTTTCGTTGAACCACTTTGTGAGTAGTGCAGGAATCAACCCTTGTTTATCTGTACGATACATCACACCATTACTTGCTACACTTACCTCTGCTTGATTGAAGTAAGTTTGTAGTTCACTTTCAGTAAACTTACCCATCTCTTTACCACCCTTATCTGTAATCGTATAAGTCTTTTTGTTATTCTTATCTATAAACTTTTCTGCATCCCAACCCTCTACTTTACCAACCTTTGTTTCTGGTGATATATTTAAGGAACGAATTACACTCGGATACATACTCGTGATATCTAAATCATATACCCAATCATGTTTACCTTTTTGTGGACGTTGTACATAAGCCCCAGCGAACTTATCATCATCTAATTTCTTTGGTCTTGGTGGTCTATTTGGTGCTACAATACTCATCTTTTTTAAATACACTAATATAGCACCCTCTAAATATCTTGACGACATATAAACATCTTCATATGGAATATGTCCAAGATGTGCCACACCACGAGCAATCTCAATATAATTAAGTTTCTTATCTAAATCTACTAATATTTTTACATCTCGAATATTATAATCTATAAACTTTTGTAATTCATTTTCATATAAATCATTTAAAGTTCCCTCATACTCAATCTTTTTCATACCAACTTCAACTTCACCAATGTAATCTAAACGATAACTTGATTGTTGTATAAATGAAAACTTTTTATATAAAGATAAATAATCTAAACAACTAACACCAGCAATTACATATCGACCTTTATATTCATTCCACTTTACTTCACTTATCGGTGATAATAAACCAGCAACACTTTTACCCAAGACTCTAACTGCTCGGTTATATAAATAAGGTATATCAAAGAAGTCCGTATTCCACCCACTAATGATTGTAGGTTTTATTTCCATATACTTCTGATAAAACTTATTTAACATTTCATATTCAGTAGTGAATAATTCTACAACTACATTGTTTTCTGTATAATTCTTTATTTGTTTTTTAGGATCTGTAACATATGTGTAATATGTATCTGATAATTTGTCCCACATTGTTATTGCGGTTATTGTATTACTTGCCCGTTGAGCATCTGGAAATCCATCAGTAACCTCTACCTCAATATCTATAAAAATCATTCTATGTCCCTCTGAGGAATCATCACTATTAGTGTATTGGTCAACTAAAAATCTTGTTGTAGGTGGGACATCACTTTCAAATAGATGTGGATCTTCCTTGTCATAATCAAAAACTTTTTTTAATCTATCACCATATAAACTAACGTGAGTACCATTTGAATGTTTCACGTAGGCATAAGGTTTATATGGGATTACTTGATAACCCTTTTTATCATCCCACAAGTGGAAGTTCTTTTTGTAATTATCATACCAGATTGATTGATACAACTATATAATTCTCCAAATTTGTCATGACAGAATATACGAAATAAAACCTATACTTGTCAAGCGTTTTTTTATAATAATCCAATAATTTTTTGTACGGTATTATCATCCGTTTTGATTGTATGATAATCTATATTATTATCATCTAATGTTTTGATACAATGTTTATCTATTTTGATTGAATCCTCTAAGTTCTGAAATCTCTCAGCGTCATTATGATTTGTTTCTGGTCGTTCCAACATTACATTTATATTATCATAATTGTTATGTAAATCTATTACCATTTGATTAAAGGCTTCTGAATAGAACTCGGCTGGATAACCTTCACTATACCACGTCTTATATATTAATGAGAATAAGACTGGTGAATCTACAACAATGTAATCAACCTTACCATAACTTTCCGCTATACCTCTGTGTTGATTAGCACATACATAGAGTTGGTCTTTTATAGCTGGTAGATTATTATCCCAAGCTAGTCTTTTTGGAAACTCGTATGGATTATTACAACTTATATGTTTTCTTTTGAGTTCGTAAAAAACTCCCGCGGCTATGGAGGACTTTCCGATACCAGGCCCTCCAAATAAATTTATTAATTTACTCATAGTGATTGATATAAACTGAATAAATAACCACAAAATCCTACTATGTTAAGTAAGGATAAATTATATTGTTTGGTTTTTTGAGTTTGAATAGTAAGTAGAGCTAAACCAATTAACATCCCTATCTTTCCTATATGTGAATTTATAAAATAAGGTGATAACATCATAATGGCTGTACCAAGATATATCACTCCATATTTATATAATTTTTCGTTCATTTAATACTCCGTAAAAAGGGGGGAAATTAATCCCCCCTAAAATTACTTAGAAATTTACAACTATACCAATGTTAGCATAACGTGGTGTTCCTAAGAATACCTCTGCGTTATGTGGTAGGTGAAGTTTATCACCGAAACCATTGTATTGTGAATTGTCAACTGCGTCTTGTACATAAACTGCGTCAAGAGCGTTGAAAATGTGACCAGTTAGACTCATATCAAGACCACCAACTTTTGGTAGTTTGTATGAACCATGTAGGTCTAAACGATTGTACTTTGGTGCCATCCATACTTGGTCTCTATCAGCATCAGCATCACTTCCATCATACTCACGTGCATTTGGACTCCAATCAGCGTAGTTCTTATCGTACATCTTAAAGATACCTTGTAGTCTAAGACCCTTGATTGGTGTAAGTGTTGCACCCATGACATAAGCTGTCTGAGGCATATCACCCACGAATAATCCATTAAGTGCATAAGAGTAAGGTGTGGTCTTTAGACCGATTACCTGACCTGCATCATTGTACTCATTCTCTTGATAGTTACCTTTTGCATCTCCATCAAACTTCCACTTACCAAATGATACTGCTCCGTCTAAACGAATCATGTCATTAAGTTTCATTGAAGCTTCAATCTCAAGACCTTGGTGTTTCTGATTGATACCACTCAAGAAAATCACGTCAGTATCACCTGAGTCACCTTGACCTGTTGTTACAGATTTAGTTTGGTTTCTATCCATCCAATCAGTATTGTAAGCACTCACTTTAACTGCTACATTCTCAGTATTGAAGTTTACACCAGCTTCTGAACTGATGAACTTTTCGTTAGATGGGTCTGAAGCGACTGTACCATCAAAGTAGATTACGTTATCCATGATAGGTGGTTTCTGAACGTAGCCTGTGTTAGCAAATACACTAACATTATCGTCTACGTCATACATAGCTCCACCCTTAACTTGGAAAGTTGAGATAGCATCTGCTGTAATCACTTCATCAGCAACTGTAAAGTGGTCTTGGTAAGAATACTTGATACTTGAAACTCCACCCATACCATAAACATTTAGTTTATCTTTAGTGTAGTTACCTTGTAAGAATCCACCAATCCAATCGACTGTAGTGTGATTGTGATAAGCGATGATGTCACCTAAACCGACCTTTTTACCATCAGGTGCATTATCATCAGCATAGTCTACATAGTAGTCACCGCCAAGTAAGTCACGAACTTCACGAGCGTGTTCTATACCTGCAGTTCTCCAATCTAAACCAAGTTGAATCTCAAGTTCGTCACTAACTTCATAGTTAAGTTTTGAAATCAAACCATAAGTATCTTGACGATTGATTGAGTTACGAAGAATACCCTTTGAACGATTCATTGTCGCATCAAAGTTAGCATCAACGTTGTTTGAATTGGTTGCAATAGCTGCATCCCAATCCCAACCCCATGGTGAACTTCTATACCACCTTTCACCATCTACAGCTGGTTTTCTGAATGATGAACCGTATGTACCAGTTCCACCACCTGAACCACCACTCCAATACAATACTGAACTTAGTCTTGTCTTTTCGTTGATAGTCATAAAGTGGTTTAGGTTTACTAATGGCTTATGAAAGAAGTTTTCTCTTTCATTTAAGAAACCAGAGTTATATCTGTCTTGATTTCCACCACCAAATAGTCCACCAACTCCATACATATACCAATATTGTTTACCAGTATAATCTGAACTTACAGGAGCCCAATTCTGATTAAATGTACGACCACCTTCTGTTTGGAACTTAGCACCGTCAGCAAAAGCATTGACATCATATCCATCGACATCACCAGCTAACTCTTGTGAGTAAGTAGCGATATTCTGTTTGTACAGATTTTGACCGTGACGTTGTGGAGCGCCAATTGCATATAATTCAAATCTATTGTTTTCATTCATCTGAAAACTAGAACCTAAATAATAAGCCCATGCGTCTGTCCAAGTAGCGTCGATGATACCATCACCAGTCTTACGAACCAAAGTTCCACTCAATGCTAACTTGTCTCCCATCATCAAACCAGTATTGTAGTTAAAAGTAGTTTTCAAGAAATTACCTGCACCACCTTCTTGTTTGAATTTACCACCTTTTTCAGCTCCAGCTGGATTTGTTATGATGTTCATAGTTCCACCAATTGATGGTGTAGCTAAATTAACAGCCGATAGACCTCTTTGTAACTGAATAGAGTTAGCTGCATCTGCTACTCCGTCCCAATTACTCCAATAAACCCATCCGTTCTCCATATCATTTTGGGGAACACCGTTAATCATAACTGCTACGTTTCTTTGATTGAATCCACGAACATTGATACGAGCATCACCCGCACCACCACCTTGTTGTGTTGCATATACACTTGGTGTAGTATTTAGAGCCATTGGAATATCTTGTGACCCAAGACGAACTTCTAACTCTTCTTTACTTACAGTTGTGTAAGCAACAGGTGTTTTATCATCAGCCCTTGAAGCCAAAACCTCAACGTCTGATAATTCAATCACGTTTAGTGGAAGAACAAAAGCCATCATTAAATCTGTATCTGCTTCTGTTACTTTCACGGTTTGTGATTGTGGTTTAAACCCAATTACCGTCGCTGTAATTGTGTAGTCACCAGCACCTAAATCAAGTACAAATGTACCAGTTTCATCTGAAATTGTACCTAATTCGGTTCCTACTACAACAATGTTAGCATTTGGTAAGGGGTCTCCTGCTTCTGATGTAACTTTTCCTGTTACCGATTGTGAAAACAACATTATCGGTGTGAGTAGAGTCATCATCATAGCAATTAGATTACGACTTTTCATATCGAATCTCCTTGTTATTGTTATGAACGACACATTTTTTCACAGGTGTGTCTACTGCCTGTCCGCTATTTGTATGTGAAATTTTAATTTGCATAGTCTTGGTCATCATTATCACCTGTAAGAGATGGTACTTCACAATTATCATTATTGCAGAACTTATCTATCTCTGCTTCTTCATTCTTGATTACTCCGAATGATAACTTACCGAGACCTTTAATTTGCTTTTCATACTCTTTCTCTTCTATGGATTCGTATGGCATTTGAGGATAAGCACCCCAATCATGTCTTGGTAATAATGAAATACCTTTTAGGTGATATTGAAAGTAGTTTAATACGTGAGGTATTTGTTCCCCCTCTGTCTGTGGGTCGAACGTCACTGTGCAACTAACTTGGTTATCAGCCCAATGTCTCTGCATAAAAGCTGCTATGTTAAATTGTTCCCAAATAGAGAGTTCTCCCGCCGTTCGTATTCCCTCACCTACATCTACTGGCACCTCTACAACCATTGTTGTGTCCTCTGAACCAAATGCTGGTTCAATCTTATAACCTGCTTTTTTTAGTGGTTCAATCAACTCTGAATGTTTTGATAATCTGATTCTTCTAATGTAGAATCGTGATTCAGGATAATGAAGACCTGGTGTAGCACCTGCTAAAAGAGATACCGTACCACTTGGTTTTACTGAGGTAGTCTTGATTGACTTTGGTACTGCAAACCAATCTGAATATTGTTTATCCCATTCTTGAATCGTATCATAACCACCCTCTAACCAATCTCTTAATTCATGGATACCACGATTGGTAATAAATTGAGCGACACCACTTACTGAACAACCGATTCGTCTGTTTCTTAACATAACCCTATTTGTATCCGACCAATGAGTTCTACCAAGAGTTACCGTCTTAGCATACAGATATGCATATTTAAGGGTACGTTGATAATCCTCTAATGAATCATGATTGTTTGGAAATGTTTCTACAAGACAACATAGCTCATATGATTCTAATGATTGTTCTAAACAAGGATTACCACCCATAACTCTATGGTCTTTATTATCACCACCATTCTTCATCCTTGAGTAATGTCTCATGTTATCTAACCAAGCAAAACCTGGTTCACCATTATCTACGACTCTCTTAGAAACCTCTGTATAATCCATACCTAACTCTGCGAATATTGAGTTGTTTGATGTCCAACCATATTGGTCTCTATGTGGATTTACTTTGTAATTTTTTAAATCTAAGTATTCTTCGTTGTATGGGTCACCGAATACAATCTCTGCTGTTCTTCTTACATTACCAGCGACAACACATTTACCTATAAGATTCATTATGTCTACTATTGTTGTGATTGTTATTGGTTCTCCACTGTTCTTTTGTAATACTTCTCTGATATCTTCATGAACTTCCATTAAAGGTTCAGGCCCACTTGACACACCACCGAAGCCCTTGATTGGTTCACCTTCTGGTCTTACCTTTGAGTAATCAAACTCAACCATAGGTTGTCCATGAAAATAACTTTCTAATAGTAATTTCAAAGATTCTACCCAACCCTCACGAGTGTCTGGTATTACGTACGTAGTTTCTCTATCTTCATCAACGCCTTTAACGATAATTTCACCAGCACCCTTTGTATCAAATCCTACACCAACACCTAACATACTTGCATCCATTAAGAAACAAAATGGCTTTGAATAGTCTTCCTTTAGTGTTTTTGTTGATACGAAAGCACAATTGTTTAAAGCCGCATACAATCCTTTCTCTTCTGTAACGGCAGTTCCCATAGCCCATAAACCACGACCTGGTGGTAAGAACTTCATGTGAAATATTCTATCATACATCTCTTGAGCAGACTTCTGTGCTTGCCAGGCATTCCAACCTAACTGATGAGATTCGATATGATTTTTTTGCATTGTGTAGGTGCCTTCAACAACCCTTTGAACAGTTTCCCACCATCTCTCATTTTTTCCATTTTCTTTGATTCGTGAATAAGTTCTCATATAAACCAACTCACCTAATCCGTTAAAACCAAAAGGAGCCTTTTTCCTTTTATACTTGTCTATAAACTTTTCTGATAACTTAAAATTTTCCATTCAAAATACTCCTTGTAAACTCATTTTTGTAACAAAAATAAATATCATATATATAAGACTCTTTACTCAAATCCGTCAACATTTTTACCAAAATCTTTATATTTGTTAGCTAATTCTTTTCTTAAAAACTCTTCACTATTATTCATCTTACCTTGTGCCTCTTTACCAAACTGACTACTACCCTCGAACACTTGAATTTGACCTATGTTAGTATTTATGGTCGCTGGATAAGTGATACCATCTATACCAAACCTATTTTTTATAACATGAAAACGACCTGTGTTAGCTATCTTATCTTCGACCTTACGACTCATACTCATAACAAAGTCAGCGGTCATGACCTTACTATAATCCTCAGCCACCTTATCTGCCCCAATAACATCCTCTTCTAATGCTGAACGATTAGCCTGTGATGCTGTCCATATTGGAATCTCCATCTCACCAGCCAAACCTCTCAGGTCTTCATAGATATTACCGATAGCGTGTCTCTTTTCCTTAAAGTTGCCTGTTGGCATTAGAATATCTGCATAGTCAACCAAAGCCATATCAACCTTGATACCACTTAGTTCTATCTGTTTTAGGTGTGAACCTATTGTTTGTACTGTAGCTGATTTTGTTGGGAAATATTTTATTAATAACTTACCATTTAACTTCTTTATTTTAGACTCAACATCTTCTTTATGATATTTGATATTTGCTGTAGTCACACCACTAAAAATAGAATCATATCTCAAACCTACATAGTTCTCATTCAATTCTAAAGTATAGTGAACTATCACACCTTTGTTTTTCAAAACACTACTACCTAAAGATTGTAAAGTCCAAGACTTACCAATACCAGCTGGCGCAACTATTACACCTAATTCACCTGCACCTAAACCACCATCCATAATATCATTAACAACATCCCAAGGAGTTTTAACTGTGGTTCTAGCAGACTCTTCAAGTCTTGATTTAAAAGACTCAATATAATCATGTCCTAAATCTTTCGTAGTTCCAGCTTTCATAGCTTCATCAATAATATTTTTTATACCATCATAATCTTTATTCTCTAATAAGTCCACCGATTCTAATATGGCGCTTTTTAGTGTTTGATTTTTACAAAAATCTAAAGTCTTCTTTTGAACAAAATCTAAATCAGTAGCCTCGATATGCTTCCAAGTCTCTCTTAATTTTTCTACTACGCCTGATTTTAATATATCATTATCGATTTCTTCAACACCACATTTTAGTACCTCTAACGTTGGTTGCTTTTTATACTCAAAATAATATTCTTGAATATGTTTTACCAACCACTTGTTTGAATCTGAATCAAACATGGATGGCTTTATAATGTCCATTATTGTTTGTATAAATTTCTTATCAGATAATAATGAAGCTATTATCTTTGATTGAAATGAAGTTCCAAATTTTACTAAAGTTTCACTCATGTGTTTTCTTTGCGTACCGATTTAATTGATTAAAATTAGTTAATAACCACGTATTTAGATTTGGTAAAGCAGTAAATAGTTTGTCCTCTAAAAACATCTTTTCAAACTTATACTTAACCAACTGATTTATTGGTTCATTTATTCTTTGTACTATCTTTGTTTTCGTATTACCAGATATGTCTACTTCATGTAACTGCATTAATTTATAATTACGTTCGATGATTTCTTTTGATTCTGGTAAAACTCCGATGATATCATCTATATTACATATCACACTATCTGCCAAAAATGGCAACTTTTTTTTAATTGTTTTTAAACCTAAACCCTTAACGCCAGGTATGTTATCTGACTTGTCACCATCTAAGACTCTGTACCATATATAGTTCTTTGAAAATATACCAAACTCTTCAAAAACTGATTTATCATTGTACATCTTCTTCTTAGTGGGACTCCATATTTTCACACGACCATTTGCTAACTGAAGAAAGTCTTTATCGGTCGACATAATTATCACTTCTGATTTTGGTAAAGCTTGTTCTGCTAAATAACCGATGGTATCATCAGCCTCAATATTATCATACGATAAAACTGTTACAGGTAGATTATCTAAATATTCTACACTTCTTTGTAACTGCATAATCATATTCTGTTTTTCATCCTCTTGAGATGCAAAATCATAAGTTCTGTTTACACGATATTTTGTTTTTCTATTTTGTTTGTACTCTGGTAATATCTTACGACGGCGGGTAGACCCACCTTTACCATCAAACACTATGATGACTCTGGTGGGACTAACCATGTTTATCACATAACCAATGCTTTTAAGAAAACCAACTATTCCACCAACGTGCACACCATCTTCGTTAGTAGTTGGTATAACACTAAATACTCTGATAAATGTATTTAGACCATCTATAATAAGCACCTTATCGTTGGGTTCACCACCGTCAAGTGAACCACCTTTTTTCTTTATCTCTTCGAACATTGAAAGATATCGTTTATTACTCACTCATCTCCTCTTCAATAACAACATCATCAATGCCAAAGTTTTTTTCGTATTTAAGGATTACCTTGCTACAGATTAAGTCATAACAATGTGACCTAAACTCTTCATCTTTTAGAAGTTCACTCCAATCCTTAGATTGAAACTTAACCTCTTTACCTTTGTGATTGTCCATGGTATACCATGAACCACCCTGCTTTACGAGTCTATGGTCTTTCATTACCTTAAGCCAACTTCCATCATCATCTATGCCAGTTTCAAAGTAAAGTTCAAAATCGGCGTGTCTCATTGGAGGGCCAAGTCTATTCTTAATGACCTGAGCTCTCATCTTCATACCGATAGTATTATTCTTTTTATCTTTAATCTGACCTGTATTCTTTAATCTGATACGTGTTGATGAATGGAATGGTAGTGCTTTTCCACCACTTGTTGTCCAAGGGTCTCCAAACATTACACCTAACTTTTGTCTCAACTGATTAGTGAAAACTAAAGCTATTTGTTGTCTCCCAATCATTTGGGTAATCTTACGCATTGCTTTCGAAATGATAATCGCTTTGGATGTAGCCCAACCATCTTTATCAAAGTCGGATTCCATCTCCACATTGGTGGATGCGGCGGCGAGTGAGTCAACAAGTATAGTTACTAACCTATCCTTATCACTCTCTCTTACTTTTGCGACAATCTCTTCGATTGCATGAAATATGTCTTCTACTGTTTCTAAGTGTAGATATAACATACTATCTGTATCGACTCCGATAGCTGATAGAAACTCTGTACTAACAGCTGTTTCGGTATCGATGTAAACTGCAACACCACCTTTCTTCTGTGTCTCCGCTAACATATGAGCTCCGATTAGTGACTTACCACTACTCTCAAGTCCATTTAGTTCGGTGATTCTACCGACCGCAATACCACCATTTGGTTTATTTGATATTGCTAGGTCTAACATTGTAGAACCAGTTGACACAAAATCTTTTATGTCGGTGGGTGTAGTATCACTACCATCAAGGAAGTAAGCAACCTTCATATCCTTGAATTGTTTGTTTATGGTATCCGCTAAGACACCAGCCAATTCGTCTCTTGTAGACATATTTTTCTCCGATTTTTAAGATTAACTATTGAACAAATCGTCGAATGCGTCTCCTGCTGCTTTCGCATCCGTTGAACTTTGAGCTTTTTCAGTTACCTCTTCGGTTTTCTCTTCTTCAGAACTTCCGTTTAGATATTCATTTAAAGCGTCTGTCAACTCATCATATGAGCGTTCTTGATAAATCTCAGTAATATTCTTCTGAGAATTATTGATTGTCTCAAGTAGCGATGCGTCTTCTGTAATTGGTGTTATGTTTGGTTTAACTCTGATTGATGTAGATGGAAACGATGCGCCTGTTTCTTCTGCAGTTTTGAATTCTACAGAAACATCACGACCACTTGTTGTGTCTGTGATATCACCATAATCAGGGTCTGCTATAATGGATAATAACTCTTGATAAACCGTCTTACCAAATCCCCAAAACTTCACACCTTGTGATTCTTCACCTCTGACAACGATTGGAGCATAGGTTCTCATCTTTGCTTCAATCTTTCTTCCAAGACGATAGTCTTCTTTAGAGCCAGTTGACTTCAATTTCTGAGCGAACTCTTCAATCGGGTCTGGCCTTCCAAAAGAAATTGGTGAAAGATAATTCTTTCCACCTAAATCATAGTGAAAGTATAATTCAATAAAAGGATTATCTTTATTGAATTTGTAAGGTGCAATCCTTACAACCTGTGTACCAGGTGATGGTTTCCAAAGGTTTGATGTTCTGTTGTTTGTAGTCTGAAGTTGACTAAGACGATTTTTTATTGCGTTTAAGTCCATTTTTTATCTCCTATTATTTAATTTATTATTTTTTAGTGGAATCATTTGTTGATTCGTATATAAGTATAAAGTAATTTTTGTAAATACTATTTTTTATTCCAAGTTTTAGTATCGACGATTGTGTAAATTTTAGTTGGTATTTTATTTAGTCCATTTTCATTTGTTAATAGTAAGCAGTTCTGATAATCTTCCCAATTTACTTGGTAGCTCTTATCTAATTTTCCATCATTCAGCTCTCTGATTAAATCATTGAGGGCATTAATAGTGTATAATGTGTTGGTCATCTTTTTTCTGTGTAAGGATATTGTGTCGTGACTACCTTGCACGAAATCCTCTTCGTATTCAACGTTATACGTGCATATTAGTTGATTACTATCATTACCATTTTCAAACACATAAATCTTGTCGAACACAATTGTGTTACATTCAATCACCAAGTTTACGACATCATTTAGATTGTTCTTTTGGGTAAATGTGCAAAGTAGTTGAGTCTTCATTAATCTTCTTTACTTCTTAAAGTAGCTGCGCTATCTGGAAAAACAATTGGCTCCTGGTCTCCAAATATATCTCTTGAAACTGATTCAACATTTTTTCCAAAATCTTCAGCTACCAACATTTCAAATTTATGAGTTCCTCCGTATCCTTCACCATCTTCTCTGATACCGATAGTTGTGATTGGAACGACAACATCTTTACCTCTAACTTTACCTTGATACTCTATGGTTGGTGGGTCTGCATCAGGATTAACTTTAAGTTGTTGAACGACTTGACTCCAATCATCAGTTCCAAATACACCCTCCATGGTTTTTTTATTGATAACATATTCACCTAATATTATGCTTTCATCACCATCAGATACAGATTTTAGAGGTAATTTTTCTTGAACTTTTTTCAAAACTGAATCCTTGGCTTCATCGCTTTTATTAATATATTCAGCCACTTCTCTAGCTTGTTCCTTTGCTATATTTTTTTGTCCTGTAACAAAATTACCGGCTGCTTCATCACCATACTCATTCATCATTCTACCTAAAGTCACAGA